AGTCCACACAAAGAAGAATTGATGAGACGTTTAGATGAAGAAATGATGGAATCAAAGGACAAATGTTTCACTGGCAGAATAACGAGACTTTTAAATGTTCTTAATGGGTTTTATGAAGATATTCAAATTACGATCTCAAATAATGAAAGAATAAGTGCAATTATCCTATCGACTTTAAATGGACAAAAGATGAGTGATGAATTAAGAGAAATTTGCAGAACAAAATTAAAAGATATTGGAATAGAAGATGAAGAGATAGAAGTATGGCTAAGATAAAAAATCATAAGCGGATCTTTATACTTATGTGTCTATAAGTTAAAAATAAAAAATTGAATTTTGGGACGCTAGATGTGTCTATTTATTTATAAATTACATATGACAATTAGACAGCCAACCCAACATCTACAAAATGAACAATAGAATAGAGATTTGTGGCGAATATTATGATAGAAATATTACTGAACTCAATTTGAAATACAAAAAATTAAAAGAAATTCCCCCAAATATTAAATATTTGACAAAATTACAAACTTTGAATTTAAGTGAAAATAAATTAAAAAAAATAAAAGAAAATACATTTGATAATTTGACGAATTTGCAACAGTTGTTTTTAGGCAGCAATGAATTAAGGATAATAAAAGAAAATACATTTGATAAATTGACAAATTTGCATTATTTAGATGTAGGCAATAATCAATTAACAGAAATAAAAGAAAATGCATTTGATAGATTGACAGATCTAACACATTTATATTTAAATGGAAATAAATTAAAGGAAATAAAAGAAAATATATTTGATAAATTGACAAATTTGCAAACTTTGAATTTAAATAGCAATAAATTAACAAAAATAAAAGAAAACACATTTTATGGTTTGACAAATTTGCATACTTTATATTTATATAACAGTCGCTTAAGAGAAATAAAAGAAAATGCATTTCATGGTTTAACAAATTTGCGACACTTGCATTTATATAATAATAAATTAACAGAAATAAAAGAAAATGCATTTGATGGCTTGACAAACTTGACAATATTACATTTAAATGGAAATAAATTGACAGAAATAAAAGAAAATGCATTCGATGGATTGGCAAATTTACAAGAGTTATATTTATGTAACAATCAATTAACAGAAATAAAGGAAAACACATTTTGCAGATTGACAAATCTGTGGAAATTGCATTTAAGTAATAATAATTTAAAATCTCTACCATTATCAATTTTGGATTGCAGAAGATTAGACATATTATATTACGCATATAATAGAGATATTATAATAGACATTAGATTCGAACGTTTCATTGATAGAATGCATAACTACGGCAATTATGGAGTCTTTAATGATTCTCAGAATGTCCATTCATCAAGCATTCAAAAATCAGTAAAAGAATCAATAAACAATCTCATGAAAGACTCTTTTACTTGTAAAAAAAAATTAATTGTTAAGTTCCTTTTGACTTCAAAATTAGAATGTATTTCATCTTTACTATCTTACTTAGATGATAAAAATTATCACTCAACGCTTTTATTGACGTTTTATGAGGTATTTGTAAAGGTTTTTGGAAGGATTTCGAACAGTCCACATAAAGAAGAATTAATGAGACGTTTAGATGAAGAAATGATGGAATCAAAGGATAAATGTTTTACTGGGAGAATAACAAGACTTTTGAATGTTCTTAATGGGTTTTATGAAGATATTCAAATTACGATCTCAAATAATGAAAGAATCAGCGCGATTATTTTGTCAACTTTAAATGGACAAGAAATGAGTGATGAATTAAGGGAAATTTGTAGAACAAAACTAAAAGATATTGGAATAGAGGATGAAGAGATAGAAGTATGGCTAAGATAAAAAATCATAAGCATATCATCATATTTCTTTATTTTTAACTTATGTGTCTATAAGTCACAAATAAAAAATTGAAAAAATCCTAAGCGGATTTTTATACTTTTTTATTTTTAACTTATGCATCGATAGATACATAAGTTAAAAATAAAAAATTGAATTTTGGAACGCTAGATGTGTCTATTTATTTATAAATTACATATAACAATCCAACAATTCGACAGCCAACCCAACATCTACAAAATGGGGAATAAAATTGAGATTTGTGGAGAATACTATAATAAAGATATTATTGAACTTGATTTTGATGTTCTCCACAAAATGACCAGTATGATAGAGATTTGCGGAGTATACCATGATAAAAATATAGGTGACCTTAATTTGGAAGACATAAATCTGACAGAAATACCTGCAAATATTAGATATTTGACGAATTTGAAATCTTTACGTTTAAATGCTAATAGATTAACAACAATAAAAGAAAATACATTTGATGGATTGACAAATTTGCAAGAATTACATTTGAGTAATAATAGATTAAGAGAAATAAAAGCAAATACATTTGATAAATTAACAAATTTGCAGATTTTGCATTTGAGAAATATTCAAATAACAGAAGTAAAAGAAAATACATTTGGCAGATTGACAAATTTAAAAGAGCTGGATTTAAGTAACAATCAATTGACAAAAATAAAAGAATGTGTATTTGATGGATTGACAAATTTGCAAAAATTATATTTGCTTAGTAATGGATTGATAGAAATAAAAGAAAATACATTTGATAAATTAACAAATTTGCAAGCTTTGAATTTAAATAGAAATAGATTGACAGAGATAAAAGAAAATACATTTAATAGATTAACAAATTTGCAAACTTTAGATTTAGGCTTCAATAGCTTGACAGAAATAAAAGAAAATACGTTTGATAGATTGACAAATTTGCAAATTTTAAATTTGCAGTATAATTATTTAACAGAAATAAAAGAAAATATATTTGATAGTTTGACAAATTTGAAAGAGTTGAAATTGATTAGTACTAATTTAACAGAAATAAAAGAAAATGTTTTTGATAGATTGACAAATTTGCAGAGGCTGCATTTAAGTGATAATGAATTGACAGAAATAAAAGAAAATACATTTGATAGATTGATAAATTTGCAAGAGTTGTGGTTGAATAATAATAACTTAAAATCTTTGCCATTATCAATATTAAATTGCAGAAGATTAGAATATTTATTTTATCGTGATAATGAAATTGATATAATAGACATTAGAATTGAACGTTTCATTGATAGAATGGAAAACTACAACAATCATAGAGTCTTTGATGATTCTCAAAATGTCCATTCATCAAGCATTCAAAAATCAGTAAAAGAATCAATAAACAATCTCATGAAAGACTCTTTTACTTGTAAAAAAAAATTAATTGTTAAGTTCCTTTTGACTTCAAAATTAGAATGTATTTCATCTTTACTATCTTACTTAGATGATAAAAATTATCACTCAACGCTTTTATTGACGTTTTATGAGGTATTTGTAAAGGTTTTTGGAAGGATTTCGAACAGTCCACATAAAGAAGAATTAATGAGACGTTTAGATGAAGAAATGATGGAATCAAAGGATAAATGTTTTACTGGGAGAATAACAAGACTTTTGAATGTTCTTAATGGGTTTTATGAAGATATTCAAATTACGATCTCAAATAATGAAAGAATCAGCGCGATTATTTTGTCAACTTTAAATGGACAAGAAATGAGTGATGAATTAAGGGAAATTTGTAGAACAAAACTAAAAGATATTGGAATAGAGGATGAAGAGATAGAAGTATGGCTAAGATAAAAAATCATAAGCATAACATCATATTTCTTTATTTTTAACTTATGTATTTATTGACACATAAGTTAAAAATAAAAAATTGAATTTGGGAACGCCAGATGTGTCTATTTATTTATAAATCACATATAACAATCAAACAATTCGACAGTCCAACATCTACAAAATGGACACCCAAATAGAGATTTGTGGCGAATACTATGATAAAAATATTACTGAACTTAATTTGTTATATAAAAATTTGACAGATATACCCACAAATATTAAGTATTTAACAAATTTGCAGATTTTGGATTTAAGAGGCAATAAATTAGCAGAAATAAAAGAAAATACATTTGACACATTGACAAGTTTACAAACTTTGGAATTGAGCAATAATCAATTAGCAGAAATAAAAGAAAATACATTTGACACATTGACAAGTTTACAAACTTTGGAATTGAGCAATAATAAATTGACAGAAATAAAAGAAAATATATTTGACAGATTGATAAATTTGCAAAATTTGGATTTAGGATGTAATCAATTAACAGAAATAAAAGAAAATACATTTAATAAATTGACAAATTTGCAAACTTTATATTTAGATAACAATCAATTGACAGAAATAAAAGAAAATACATTTAATAAATTGACAAATTTGCAAACTTTATATTTGAGAGGCAATAAATTAGCAGAAATAAAAGAAAATACATTTGACAGATCGACAAGTTTACAAACTTTGAACTTGAGTCATAATAAATTGACAGAAATAAAAGAAAATACATTCAATGAATTGGCAAATCTGAAAAAGTTGTATTTATGCAGCAATGCATTGAAAGAAATACCTGCAAATATTAAATACTTGACAAATTTGGAAACTTTGGATTTGAGCAACAATAAATTAATAGAAATAAATGATGATACATTTGACAGATTAACAAATTTGCAAACTTTAGATTTGAGAAACAATCAATTGACAGAAATAGAAGAAAATACATTTGGCAGATTGACAAATTTACTATTTTTAGATTTAGAATATAATAAATTAACAGTAATCAAAGAAAATACATTTGACAAACTGACAAATTTGGAAATTTTGCATTTAAGTTACAATAGATTGACAGAAATAAAAGAAAATACATTTGGCAGATTGACAAATCTGCGAGATTTGCATTTAAGTTACAATAGATTGACAGAAATAAAAGAAAATACATTTGGCAGATTGACAAATCTGCAAGATTTGTATTTAAGTTGCAATGGATTGACAGAAATAAAAGAAGATACATTTGTCAGATTGACAAATCTGCGATATTTGAATTTAAGTTGTAATTGCTTGACAGAAATAAAAGAAAATACATTTGATAGATTAACAAATTTGCAAAAATTACATTTAGGATATAATAACTTAAAATCTCTGCCATTGACACTATTAAACTGCAAAAGATTAAACACATTGATATATCTTGGCAATGAAGATATAATAGTAGATATCATAATCCAACGTTTCATTGATAGAATGAAAAATTACAATAATTACAGTCTCTTCAGAGATTCTCAAAATGTCCATTCATCAAGCATTCAAAAATCAGTAAAAGAATCAATAAACAATCTCATGAAAGACTCTTTTACTTGTAAAAAAAAATTCATTATTAAAACCCTTTTGACTTCAAAATTAGAATGTATTTCATCTTTACTATCTTATTTAGATAATGAAACTTATCACTCAACACTTTTATTGACGTTTTATGATGTATTTGTAAAGGTTTTTGGAAGGATTTTGAACAGTCCACATAAAGAAGAATTAATAATAAGATTGGATGAAGAAATGATGGAATCAAAGGATAAATGTTTTATTGGCAGAATAACAAGACTTGTGAATGTTCTTAATGGGTTTTATGAAGATATTCAAATTACGATCTCAAATAATGAAAGGATAAGTGCGATTATTTCATCGACTTTACATGGACAAAACATGAGTGATGAATTAAGAGATATATGTAGAGCAAAACTGAAAGATGTTGGAATAGAAGATGAAGAGATAGAAGTATGGCTAAGTTAAAAATAAAAAATTGAAAAAATTCTAAGCGGATTTTTATACTTTTTTATTTTTAACTTTATCGATAGACACATAAGTTAAAAATAAAAAATTGAAAAAATTCTAAGCGGATTTTTATACTTTTTTATTTTTAACTTTATCGATAGACACATAAGTTAAAAATAAAAAATTGAAAAAATTCTAAGCGGATTTTTATACTTTTTTATTTTTAACTTTATCGATAGACACATAAGTTAAAAATAAAAAATTGATTTTATAACAATATATGTTTATTTATAGAATAACAATAAAACATCTACAAAATGGACACCCAAATAGAGATTTGTGGCGAATATTATCGCAAAAATATTACTGAACTTTATTTGTCATATAAAAATTTGACAGAGATACCCATAAATATTAAGTATTTAACAAATTTGCAAATTTTGAATTTAAGCGGCAATAAATTAGCAGAAATAAAAGAAAATACATTTAACACATTTACAAATTTGCAAACTTTGGACTTGAGTAATAATAAATTGACAGAAATAAAAGAAAATACATTCAATGAATTGGTAAATTTGAAAAAGTTGTATTTAGGCAGTAATAATTTAACAGAAATAAAAGAAAATACATTTGGCCAATTTGCAAATTTGGAAAAGTTGTATTTAGGCAACAATACATTAAAAGAAATACCTGCAAATATTAAATACTTGACAAATTTGCAAACTTTAGATTTAGGCTACAATAAATTAACAGAAATAAAAGAAAATACGTTTAGCAAATTGACAAATTTGCAAACATTGTATTTAGGCAGTAATAAATTAATAGAACTAAACGAAAATATATTTGGCAGATTGATAAATTTGCAAGAATTGTATTTACACAAAAATGAATTGATAGAAATAAAAGAAAATACATTTGGCCAATTGACAAATTTGCAAAATTTATCTTTAGGTTGTAATCAATTAACAGAAATAAAAGAAAATATATTTTACAGATTAACAAATCTACAAGAATTGGATTTAAATGGTAATGAATTGATAGAAATAAAAGAAAATACATTTGACCAATTGACAAATTTGAATGCTTTGAGCTTAGGCAATAATAAATTAACAGAAATAAAAGAAAATATATTTTACAGATTAACAAATCTACAAGAATTGGATTTAAGTTATAATAAATTAAAATCTCTTCCACTATCAATTTTGAGTTGCAGAAGATTAAATGAATTGACATATGAAAATAATGATGAAAATATAACAATAGACATCAGAATTACGCGATTTATCGAAAGAATGCAAAATTACAATAATCATGGTCTTTTTTCTGATTCTCAAAATGTCCATTCATCAAGCATTCAAAATTCAGTAAAGGAATCAATAAACAATCTCATGAAAGACCCTTTTACTTGTGAAAAAAAATTGATTGTTGAGTTCCTTTTGACTTCAAAATTAGAATGTATTTCATCTTTACTATCTTATTTAGATGATGAAGATTATCACTCGACTCTTTTATTGACGTTTTATGACGTATTTGTAAAGGTTTTTGGAAGGATTTCGAATAGTGATCATAAAGAAGAATTAATGAGACGTTTAAATGAAGAGATGATGGATTCAGAGTGTAAATGTTTTACTGGCAGAATAACAAGACTTCTGAATGTTCTTAATGGGTTTTATGAAGATATTCAAATTACGATCTCAAATAATGAAAGAATTAGTGCAATTATCATATCGACTTTAGATGGACAAGAAATGAGTGATGAATTAAGGGAAATTTGTAGAGCAAAACTGAAAGATATTGGAATAGAAGATGAAGAGATAGAAGTATGGCTAAGATAAAAAATTGAAAAAATCCTAAGCGGATTTTTATACTTTTTTATTTTTAACTTATGCATCGATATACACATAAGTTAAAAATAAAAAATTGAAAAACCTACTACATATATCATTATTCTTTATTTATCATTCAAAAATGTCATATTACGGCAATGAATTCCCAGATATTAATTCAATTATATTTGCTGAATTAACATCGGTTTCACAGGGGTCTGGAGTGTATGTAAAGTTGTTAGAATATGAACATTTAGAAGGCTTTATTCCGGAGACAGAAATTAACAAATATAAAGTAAATCCAGAGAAGTTTTTGAAATACAATGAATCATTTCCAGTGTGTGTACTCGATATTGACAAGACAAAAAAACTACTTGACTTGAGTTATAAAAAAGTTAGAGAAGAAGACAGAGATAAATTTAAGAGAAATTTTTCATATATTAAAAAATTTTACAACATCATCAAAGAGTTAAGTAATATTGACGATACAGTTGATTCATTTGAATATTTATTAGACAATGTATTTAGAAAGGTATTTAATAAAGACACATTAAGATTAGAAATTTCTACAGAATCGTTATTTTTACATTTGATTGAACAGCCAGATGAAATTTTTACTGAAGAAAAATTTAAATTAGAGAATATTTATAAGTACATAAAACATATTACAGATAATTTAGCAATTACACCTTTAGTAACAACCTGTGATTTTGAATTGGTTGTTTTAGAAGAATCAGCACCTGAAAAAATTATTGATATTCTAACCAAAAATATTAATGCAGAAATTACATATTTGTCACCAAAATATAAAATTACTGTTTCTGCATTACATTATAAAACATGTGATGATGAAATTGAAATGATCAAGGAACAGATTAAAAAAAATACAAAAGGTATTAATTGTATTTTGTCATTTGGTGAAAATAAAATAGTAAAACAAAGAAATATTGAATATAAATTTAAAAAAGTTTAAGTTTTAATTTTCTTTCCTCCCGATGTCATTGTATATCCTTTGACACTCAGTTCTCCACTGTGAATTTTATCATGACATGATTCACATATAACAACCAAATTGGCCTTTGCATTTTTTTGTATATGTGGTTTATCTACTACAAATCCATCTTTGCAATCTTTTTGATAATTTATATGATGCGTCTCTAATGGACTAAATTCTCCATTTAAATCTGGTCTTCCACACAATTCACATTTGTAAACATAAACATCACTGTTGTATTTTGATTTTTTACCTGACACAATTTTTCCATAACTTGAATTTAAGTTATTTTTAATCTTATTTGTCAAATTCATAAAGTCCATATCTTGAATAATGTATTTTGCAACAGTGATACCGTAAATTGTATCCCCACTTCCTTCTTTTAAAAGTCTGTCATATATCAATATATCTTTCTTTGGATCATATTCTGTTGATAAATGATATGCTTTAACATTTACTAATTCTTTCACTTCATCAATATTGACTAATTCATGTAGATGTGTTGCAAAAATAAAGGTTGTTTCTTTTTGAGACAATTTGACGATCGTACTTGCAACAATAGCATTTCCCGATATTACCTCTGTTCCTCTGCATACCTCGTCACCAATTACCAATGTTTTTTTATTAGCCCTTTTTAAAATCGCATTCAGTTCAGTCATTTCTAATGAAAAAGATGACAGTCCTTTGAAGATATTATCATTTCCAGTAATTCTTGAATAAATCGCATCATATGGTGAAATTGTACACTCTCTGGCTGGAACATACATACCTGCCTGTGCCATAATAACACATAATCCAATTGCCTTCATCAATACTGATTTTCCAGAACTGTTTAATCCATATATTAACATTCCTTTTAGATCTTTTCCTAATTCAATATCATGTGGAACATATTCATAATCTATCAATCTTTCAACAACGGGATGTCTGATGTTTTTAGCTTTGATATATCCATATTTTTCATTTATTAATTTTGGTTTTGTGTAATTGTATAATTTTGCTGTTTTTGCACATGATACAACATAATCAATAATTGTAATGTTCTTAATTATGACATCAAACATCTTATGATATTTTGTGAATATTTCACCAATATACTTAATATATGTTGTGTATACAAGATTGACAAATTCTTCATCTAATTCAGATTGATCTTTTGTTGCATTATTTAACCCTTTTACAAATATTTTTACTGTACTCTTTAATTCCTTTACAATTAAATTATCATTGCTTATTATTATTTTATTTATTTCTGTTTGATTTTTTTTATTACCCAATTCTTTTTTTAATACATCATATCTTTTTTTTGACATTGATATATATGTGCCTTCAGTCTTTGTTGATTTTAGATCCATTGCTGGTTTTTTAAATCTGTTTTTTTGTTGTAAAAAACTTAATACCTTTTCAAAATGTTTTAATACAGACTCCATAAATTCAGTACTTGACTTTTGTCCAGCAACCAATTCATCTATTTTCTTATCGACATTTTCTTTAAACAAAGTTGTTTTAATATTGTTTAATATATTTCTTTTTAATAAAACTGTGTCAAATATTTTGTTGCATTCTTCAATAAACTCATCCATTGTTTTTAATGTTTCTTTTTTAGGACATACATCAGTAATCTCATATTTTTTACATTTTGTAAATATCTCTTTTGCTGTTTCAAAACTACTGATGTAATCAGCTAGTTCATATGGCTGTATAATATTTAAATTTAACTTTCTTTTTAATTTTTCAATATCATTAATAAATGATAACAATTTTTCTAATTCAAGATAGCGTGACTTATGTAAAACCTTTTCAATCCTGTCATGATTTTCTTTTATTTTATCACATGATATCATAGGAGCCAATAATATATGTTTGATATATCTCTTTCCCATTGCAGTTGATGCATTATTGACGACATCATACAAACTCTTAATTTTGTTGTTCATTGTGTAATTATAACCATCAGACTCAAGTACATTTAATTGATATATTGAATTGTTTCCCAAAATTAATTGAGTTGAATCAACAAACACTTCAGGAATGTCTAATTTATTTATTAATTTGTTGTTATGTTCAGACAGAAAATTAATACAGTTGACAAAAGATATCCTTGCATAATTATAATTATCCAGATCCAAAAATTCAACAGGTGTTAACATGTTTTTTTTATCACTATAAATATTTTTTAATAATTCATTTTGATAACTTAATTTTGATGTTGTTTTATCATACTCCATTATTTGCAATTTATTTTTATCTAATAACAAATATTCACATATTGTATCTAATGACATTTTACCATCTCCCATTTTTGTCAAAATTATTTCTTTAGGTTGTATGGATGTCAAAAATCTATTCGTATTATCCAAAGCTAAATCTGCATCAACCAATGATGATAATGTTTCATAAATAACAACTTTTCCTGTTGTCACATCAATTGCACTCATGCCGCTGCACAATAATGGTTGTCCTATTTTTTGTTTTTCATATTCAAAAAACACCATTGCGACATAATTTGTATCTACTGTTGGTGTCACACCAATATAAGTTCCAGGGGATATTATGTTTGTTATTTCTCTTTTTGGATCTGGCGGCGGGGTTGTTTGATCAATTATGATTAATGTATAACCATTGTTAATTAATAAAGAAATATGCTTATCTGCTGAAATCAATGGGAAGCCCAACATGTAGGGATTCTTTTTGTCTATTGTTGACTGTTTTTTATCTTTTCTTGTACACACAATATTAATTAAATCCGATATTGCTTTTAAATTAGGACCCTCTGTTTCAATAGAATATGCCTCATAGAAAGAACCTACTTGGATAAGTACCAATGACTTTTCTCCATACTTTTTATAGAATTTTTTATGGTAATCTAAATATTCGTCAATAATAGTTGGCATGATTACTTTTAATATAATAATACAGTTTTAAGTATTATTAAATTTTACAAATTTTTATAGTTGGAAAAGTTTTTTCAAATTCATCTAACGAAGATTTATTTGTATTATATTCACTATTTGGAATCATTAACTTTTCAATATCCCTATTTAATAATATATCGCCATGAATTTGAACCTCTGTGTATGGTATATTATAATCACATTCTTCACCATTCATCCTCTTTAATACATTTCCCATAAAATGTTCATCTGAGTGCAAAAAGAAATGCATAAAATTATCAAATGTACATATGTATACATGACTTGCTTGCGAATTGCCATTTACAAAAGTAATTCGTTTTTTCAATTTGTTTTTGAGTACTAAAATGCATGATCCATAACACTTTGTACTTGTGATACCATCTTTTTCATGAAGAATATTTATTGCGCCATATTTAACTCGCTCTTCTGGCATTGCACTTACATAATTTTTATTAAATAATACATCTTCTTTTGTAGTCCTATATATCAAATATGAACTTGATTTATTTGTTTCATATGCATTTTTTATATATTTATCTTTTATTAGACATTTTAAAACAGACACTGGAAAATTTATGGTAACTTCGCATGCTTTAATATATTCCTTTAACTTAACAAAGTCATTTTCACAAAACCCCACTTTGATTAATTTTATTTCTACATTCGCTCTTGTGTTTTTTTCAAATATCTTTGCTTTTTTATAACTGTATTCCAAAGCTTTTTTTTGACAATCTGTCAAAACCAAAAATCCTTCATCGATATCTTCTTTCTTTTTTTCATCTTCAAGTTTTTTTGATTCTTCTATTGATTTATCTAAACAATCATTCACATGTATTTCGTAATCAATCTCTATTGATTTTCCACATACAATACAATTCATATTGATAAATTAATTGTAATACTTATATATAAAATTTATTCTTCAATTTTTCCATTTAGGAAAAACAACAATTTCTACGTCTGGAAATGCTTCTTTAAATTTTTTAATAGATGGACTTTTGGAAAATGTGTCTGGAATTAATAATTTGTCTATATCTCTGTTTATTAACACATCTCCATGAATTTGAACTTCTGTGTATGGTATGTTGTAATCACAATCTTCTTTATTAATTCTTTTTAATACTTTTTCCATAAAATCTTTATTTGAATGTAAAAAGAAATGCATAAAATTATCAAACGTACATATGTATTCTTGTTTCTCATATGAATCACCATTTACAAAAGTGATTCTCTTTTTTAATTTATTTTTTAATACAAAGATGCATTCACCATATCCTCTTGTACTTTTGATACCATATTTCTCATGAAGGATGTTTATTGCGCCATATTTTACCCTTTCTTCCGGATTTACATCTGTATATTTTTTTCCAAACATAGTGTCTTCAGCTTCTGATCTGATAAGAATGTATTTTTTATTTTGTATTTCAAATACATTCTTAATACGTTTGTCTTCAATTAATTTATTAATAATTTTACTCGGAAAATTTATGGTAACTTCACATGCTTTGATATATTCCTTTAATTTAACAAAATCATCTTCACAAAATCCTACTTCGATTAATTTTATTTCTACATTCGCTCTTGTATTCTTTTCAAAAATCTTTGATTTCTTATTGCAATATTCTAATGCTTTCTTTTGACACTCTGTAAGAGTCAACATACCATCATCAGTATTATTTTTTTCTTCTTCTATTGACTTGTCTAGACATTCGTTCACATGTATTTCATAATCAATTTCTATTAACTTTCCACATATAATACATTCCATTGTTGAATAAACATATGACAATTATAATGCTTATGTGATTATTGATTCAATTTTTTATTTTTGATTTCATGTTGAACATGAAATCAAAAATAAAAATTTGATTTTATAACAATATATGCATTATAACAGTAAAACAACTATAAAATGGATAATCAAATAGAGATTTGTGGCAAATATTATGATAAAGACATAACTCAACTCTCTCTATGGCGTATAAATTTAACAGAAATACCAACAAATATTAAATATTTGATAAAATTAAGATTTTTATATCTAAATGGCAATCTCCTAACTAAAATAAATGAAAATTCTTTTAATGGATTAACAAATTTGAAAGATTTAATTATATGTGGAAATAGATTAATGGAAATAGAAGAAAATTCTTTTAATGGACTAATAAATTTAAAATATTTGGATCTTTCTGAGAATAAATTAACAGAAATAAAAGAAAATACATTTGATGGATTGACAAATTTGGAATATTTGTATTTAGATCACAATAATTTAAAAACTCTTCCATTGTCGATATTAAATTGCAGAAGATTACGTGGATTAATTTACGACAATAATGAAGATATTACAATAGACATTAGAATCCAACGATTTATTGATAGAATGTATAACTACAACAATCATGGTCTTTTTAATGATTCTCAAAATATCCATTCATCAAGCATTCAAGAGTCTGTAAAGAAATCAATAGATAATCTGATGAAAGACCCTTTTACTTGTGAAAAAGAATTCATTATTGAAACCATCTTGCCATACAATTTAAAATGCATTCCTTCTTTACTATCTTATTTAGATGATAAAGATTATCACTCGACTCTTTTATTGACGTTTTATGAGGTATTTGTAAAGGTTTTTGGAAGGATCTCGAACAGTCCACATAAAGAAGAATTAATGAGACGTTTAGATGAAGAAATGATGGAATCAGAGTGTAAATGTTTTACTGGCAGAATAACGAGACTTTTGAATGTTCTTAATGGGTTTTATGAAGATATTCAAATTACGATCTCAAATAATGAAAGAATTAGTGCAATTATCCTATCGACTTTAGATGGACAAGAGATGAGTGATGAATTAAGAGAAATTTGTAGAGCAAAACTGAAAGACATTGGAATAGAAGATGAAGAGATAGAAGTATGGTTAAGATGAAAAATTCTAAGCGGATTTTTATACTTTTTTATTTTTAACTTATGCATCAATAGACACATAAGTTAAAAATAAAAAATTGATTTTATAACAGCATATGTTTATTTATATAATAACAGTAGGACAACTATAAAATGGACAACAAAATAGAGATTTGTGGCGAATATTATGACAGAGATATCACTGAACTTGATTTGTCATATAGAAAAAAAAGAAAAATACCAACAAATATTAAATATTTGGTAAAATTAGAATTGTTAGATTTAAATACAAATCAATTGAAAGAAATAAAAGAAAATACATTTGACAAATTGATAAATTTGCAAAATTTGGATTTAGGATGTAATCACTTAACAGAAATAAAAGAAAACATTTTCGATAGATTGACGAATTTGCAATGTTTGATTTTGGGAAGTAATCAATTAACAGAAATAAAAGAAAATACATTTAATAAATTGACGAATTTGCAAACTTTAAATTTAAGTAGGAATAAATTAACAAAAATAAAAACAAATACATTTAATAGTTTGATAAATTTACAAATTTTGGATTTAGGATATAATCACTTAACAGAAATAAAAGAAAAAACATTTGGCCAATTGACAAATTTGCAAGATTTGTATTTAAATGGAAATAAATTAACAAAAATAAAAACAAATACATTTAATAGTTTGATAAATTTGCAAGATTTGTATTTATATGGAAATAAATTAACAGAAATAAAAGAAAATACATTTGACCAATTGACAAATTTACAAGAATTGCATTTAGAATGCAATAAATTAACAGAAATAAAAGAAAATACATTTGATCAATTGACAAATTTGAAAACTTTGGATTTTAATTATAATGAATTGACAGAAATTAAAGAAAATACATTTAACCAATTGACAAATTTACAAGAATTGCATTTAGAACACAATAAATTAACAGAAATAAAAGAAAATATATTTGATAGATTGACAAATTTGACACAATTGCATTTATACGATAATGAATTGACAGAAATAAAAGAAAATACATTTGATAAATTGACAAATTTGCAATATTTATATTTAAATGGAAATCAATTGACAGAAATAAAACAAAATACATTTGATAAAATGACAAATTTGCAAAAATTGCATTTATATTTTAATGAATTAACAGAAATAAAAGAAAATACATTTAGTAGATTGATAAATTTACATACATTGGATCTGTATGGAAATAAGTTGACAGAAATAAAAGAAAATACATTTTGTAGATTGACAAATTTGCAAACTTTGAATCTGGGTTGCAATAGATTAAAAGAAATAAAAGAAAATACATTTGGCAGATTGACAAATCTGCGAAATTTGTGTTTAGATTATAATAAATTAAAATCTCTGCCATTATCAATTTTGAATTGCAAAAGATTGCGGGGATTAGCTTATGCACACAACAGAGATATTACAATAGACATCAGAATCCAACGTTTCATCAATAGAATGTATAACTACAACAATCATGGTCTTTTTTCTGATTCCCAAAATGTTCATTCATCAAGCATTCAAGAGTCTGTAAAAAAATCAATATACAATCTCATGAAAGACCCTTTCACTTGTAAAAAAGAATTCATTATTGAAACCATCTTGCCATACAATTTAAAATGCATTTCTTCTTTACTATCTTATTTAGATGATGAAGATTATCACTCGACTCTTTTATTGACGTTTTATGACGTATTTGTAAAGGTTTTTGGAAGGATTTCGAATAGTGAACATAAAGAAGAATTAATGAGACGTTTAGATGAAGAAATGATGGAATCAGAGTGTAAATGTTTTACTGGCAGAATAACGAGACTTTTAAATGTCCTTAATGGGTTTTATGAAGATATTCAAATTACGATCTCAAATAATGAAAGAATTAGTGCAATTATTCTGTCGACTTTAGATGGACAAGAGATGAGTGATGAATTAAGAGAAATTTGTAGAGCAAAACTAAAAGACATCGGAATAGAAGATGAAGAGATAGAAGTATGGTTAAGATGAAAAATTGAAATTATCAGTCAATATATTAAAGCCATATCTTTATTTATCACAAATGAATATGTCAAATGAAGATATCAATAATATATTTATTAAACTTATTGACCAATATGTCAAGGAATTAAATACAACAGATGATTTACATCCTGAAATGGAAATATTCGATTTGTTAAGAGAAAAGGAAGCAGCAATATTGTCGCACAACGATATTAATCAAATGTGTCAGAATATCAAAGAGTATCGATTAAAATCATTTGCAGTTCCCATGCGAAATTTTATAACTAACAAACCAAGCACAGAAGACACATATTGGAATCAAAGAATGAGAGACGAGTACATCATAATATTTTCAAAAATGCTTGATATGACTATATTTAAGGAATATTTGAAGGACATAATGTTATCTTACGACAATTGCGAACATATTCCAAAAACTGTATATGGTTTGATATTTTACATAAATTTATATTTTAGACTTCTGAGAAAACATTGGAGAAGCAATTTTGATTTAAATAAAATAAATAAATTTTATGAAGAAGTAGATAAGATTAACTTTAAATCACTATATATAAATTCAATTAAAACACCACAATTTCGTCCAAGAACTTGTCATTGGACTGACGAAGATTTTGGATTTAGACATGTATATAATACAAATGAATATAAAGTAACTGGAGATGATGAAATGTCGCTTTTTGCAAATATCATTCGTAATGAAATTAAACAGGTCACAAAAATACATCAGACAGAGACCTATGTCATGGTTGACAAGGAAAAAAAGCCAAAAAGAAAAACAGCAAAACCTAAAACAACTGATGACACAACCGAAATCGAAAAGCCAAAAAGAAAGACAGCAAAACCTAAAATAATTGATGACACAACCGAAATCGAAAAGCCAAAAAGAAAGACAGCAAAACCTAAAATAATTGATGACACAACCGAAATCGAAAAGTCAAAAAGAAAGACAGCAAAACCTAAAATAATTGATGACACAACCGAAATCGAAAAGCCAAAGCCAAAACGAAAGACAACAAAACCCAAGACAACCGAAACTAAAACAGAAGAATCAACAGACAAAAGTTCATCTAAAAAACCTAAGAGGAAAACAATACCAAAAACAGTAAAAATACTTGTGTGGGACAAATATATTGGAAATGCAACTGGATGCACAACTTGCATGTGTTGCAAACATGCAACAATAACGCAACATAATTTTGAATGTGGACATATCATAAGTGATGCCAACGGAGGAGCAATAAGTGTTGACAATCTAAGGCCAATATGTTCTCAATGTAATAAATCAATGTCGACAAAAAATATGGTTGAATTTATGAAAGAATGGAATCTTGGTGAGCTTGGTGGTCAACTTCAAATAGACAAGCCGATTGAAAAAACAAAACGAACCATTAAAAAATCCAAATTTAAAAAAGATAGTCAATTGAGAGATTATCTTGAAGCATATTATCACAAAATGGACGAGTTTCAATCATCTCAATTGAAAATAAAATTGTCTGAAGACAAACAATTGTCTACCCAAAAACAACTAAGATGTTACATCAATTTCGTGACAAATGAAATTAGAGATGAATGTATTAATTTTATAAGAACTATAAATAGTTCTGTTGGTGCAGATTATAACACACTATGTTCAAAATATTTATGTTATTCAACAAGATCTTGTGATCTTTATGAAGAATATGAAACATCGAGAAAATGGATGACTGATACAAAATTAACTAATAGAGGTGATGATGATTTAGATGAATTTAAATTTACAAAAGAAGTTGTTGTTAAAATAAAAGAACTGCTATTTCCAATAATAACAGACACTGTCAACAATGGTTCTTATAAATATGAAAAAATTAGATATAAATACAATTTATTAAAATTATTATTTCATATGGTCAATACTGAATGGTATAATTTTGACAAATTGAAACGTTCACTTGAGACGACATTCAACAAACCACTTCCACTCAATCCTGTCTTAATATGTTTTAATCAATTAGACACAGACATCTCAACAAATCCATATACGAATGATTATAAAAGTGAAGAACTGGCTAAATTAAATAATCTGTTGGCTGAATTCCTAACATGATTTTTTTACCATCTTTTAACTTATATGTCAATCAACACATGAGTTAAAAATAAAAAATTGAATATTAAACACAATATACAAGTATCTTAAATTTTGACATCAAAAATGTCACATACATTAGAACAATTGCGTAAACTATTCGAAGAATATGAGAATGACGAATCGATTGTCTATAAAAAATGTAAAGACTCTATTGTTGCACTTAAAAAATTAAAAGATACCATTACAAATGAATCAAGAAAAGGTATATATAATCCATTATTTGCTAAATTTAGAGCGGACAAATTAAAAGTAATAAAGATTGTTGATATTGTTACATTAGAATCATTAAAATGTGTAAATAATTATATTTATGATAAATCTATTGAATATAAACTTAATAAAATTGTTGAAGAACCAGATTTTGACAAAAATTTAGATAGAATTTGTGCAAAAGGTATTCATTATTTCAAAACGCTAGATCCTGCTTATTATTTTTCGTTTTGCCCACTTGTTGATAATAATAAATACACTGGATCTATTATAAAGTATGATGACAATGGTTTAAAAAAAAGGGAAACAAATTGGAAAAAAGGGAAACAAATTGGAAAAACGGAAAACAACATGGAAAGGATGTATTTTATGACATTCATCATGGAGGCATTACTTGTGAAATAAATTTTAACAATGGCAACAGGCACGGAAAAGAGATTACATATTTCAGTGATGGCGGTGTTCAGGTCGAAATTGATTGGAAACACAATGAAAAAAATGGAAAATACATACACTATTATAAAAATGGAAACGTTGACAGATATGCAAATATGGTCGGCAATGTATTTAATGGTAGTTATACATCATATTATGAAAATGGAAATATATCTGAACAAGGTACTTTCTTAAATGGAGTACCAAATGGCATATGGAAAAGTTATTACAAAAATGGAAATCAAAAAGCGAAAATCCAATACATTTATGACAATATTGTGGATCATACAATTAAAAGAAAAAATACAGTAAATGACAAACCTGCAAAAAGACAAAGAGAAAATTAATCTCTATCTGCCAATTGTTTTTTGAGTTTATGTTTAAGATATCTTTCAATCATATCTCTGACCAAGCTTTCTTTATGTGGCAAATCAAACCATTTTACATTGAACTGTCTTAAAATTCTGATTAAGACATCTCTTGTTTTATCTTTAGTCAAAATATTTTCACCAATGTAGTCTGATTTTTTTTCCAAATCAGAGGTGCTATCCGATGAAATTTTATTATCATCTTTTTCTTTTGAACTTCTAACAACTCTTACTTTTCCATCATCAACCACGAGATACTTCAGCAAATATTTCATATCATCATATAACCATTTATCCAATGTTTTATATCTTATATATTCTGTAACATCTTTTTGAATCATGTAATTATCATTAAGACCTGTATCAACATCGACATATAAAGTTGGATTTAGTTTTAGACTGACAAGGGGGAAACTTGTAGACAAAGCAAGTGCGGGAATAGGTTGTTGAACAGAGTCCGGAGGGCCTTTTATGTATACTGGAGATGCAACTGCGACTGGTGATGATACCGTGACAGGTGACATGCTGAAGCTCAAAGGAGACTCGACTATGACAGGTGTTTTTATTTTAAACATTCTATATTATATCAAAATATTATATTTTTAATGTGGTTCTTATTTTATTTTCAAAATAAATTATAAAATCTGTTATCATTGCATCAACATTATCAATTATATTCTCTAATTCTGTTTTTCTATTTCTGATATATTTAATTGTAAATTTTGTTATTTCTTCTGTTGTTACAAATGTCAACATGTACTGAATACGTTCTTTCATTCTTTCTTCAATATCTAATTTATTAGATATAACATCAGAAAAATGGACTTTATCATCTGTCACATTTATATAACCATATAATTTGTAATACATCGTTAATAAATATTTCTTTTTAATAATCTCAATAATAAATTCAGCAAGTCTACTATCAATAATATCAATAGTATTTCCATAGCAAGACAATGCCATATTTAAAACTCTTAATTTTGTTTGTAATGATTTATATTTATTCACTTCTAACCACTGTATCATTTCTTCAAAAGTGAATATCTTATAATAAATTTTTATGAATTTCTCAATGTCAAAATTTAAATTTGGAACAATGGTTTCATATTCTAAATCTTTATCACTAATTTGATTTTTGTTAACTGGTATCATACATGGTTCAATTGGAGAATCTTCATTATTTACTGGACAGAAGGGATAATTAGTGTTTGTAACAAATTCTAATGTTATTGGATGTACTATTTTTGTTCCTGCTGGATAACATTTTCCTATACATTGGTTTCCTTTAGAACTTTTGGGATATTTTTTAGGATTTGATATTAATAATTTATTAATATTGGTTTCCGGTTCGCTTATAAGATTATTATCAGAATCATTCATAAATATATAATATATATGTAAATTATATATTACACATATGTCATTCAAAACGAGAGATTTTTATGATGAAACCATTGAATTATCTGTCTTATCTAAAATTTTTGACGACGCATTAGCAAAAAATAATATGAATATGATGGAAGACACACTTTATGCCCTTGTTGAATTATATAAAATGGTAAAAAAAAAGAAAGGTGATAATGAAGATAAAGTAAAAATAAAAATATTAATATCTGAACTTCTTGGAATGTTAAAGGAAATGTATATGATTTATTTGAATGCCAACACAAGTGACAGTTCCAAAAAACACATAAATCCAAAAAATAAGACATTATTCTTGTTCAAAATGAAAACATGTGGACATTGTATAAAGTTTGAGCCGATCTGGCAAGAATTACAAAAAATATATGATAAAAAAGTCAATTTCCTAGAATTTGATGTTGCAAGAAGTGACAAAGACAGAAATATTATAGAAAATTTTAAAGTAGAAGGATTTCCAACAATATTGCTATATACACCTAAAAATGAGTTTTATTTCTATAAAGATAAAAATGGTCGCACATTAGAACTGATGAAACAATTTATTGATAAACATTAAAACTTCTAGGCACTAAAAAGCATAAAAAATTATTTTATACCTATAGGTCTAAAATAAATTTATATTCTTTTTACCTCCAGATCATCATCAGTCAAATTATTTATAAAATTTATTTTGTCATTTATTACTTTACATATTTGTTCTTCATAAGTGTCAGAACAAAATACAATTCTTTGTAAACAAGGCGAACTGCTTCCACTTCTACAAACACGGCCAAGGGTCTGGATCAATTCAATACTCGAAAATGATGGAGATATGATTGACACACGTGGAAAATTCCCATCAACATCATGCAAACTTATAGATGCACCACCAACTTGAATCATTGATAACATCAGTCTTACTTTATTTTCTTGAAATTTATTTATGGCATCATCTCTCTGCTTCTGTTTTTGATCTCCACACAATTTTGAATATTTAACATCAGCGAATTTTTCTTCTAACTTTTTTAATGATTCAACAAAATTGACAAATATAACAACAGACTTATTTTGTTCAAGATATTTCATTGCTAAATCATATATTATTGGTAATTTGTATTTTTCTATTTTCATTCTCAGCTTGGTTTTAATTCCTAATTCACAATCTTTATCATTATTGTCTTTTAATTCCTGATAATAATTGTTAATTTTCTTAAGGATTTTTGTATCTAAATCATAACATTCAGCACTGATCTTATTTAATGGATAATTACTAATATCTGCAATTGACATTTGTGAACCATATTCTGGATATAAAAATTTTGACAATGCATTTCCCTTTTTTTTTCCAATCATCTGTTCATATTCACGAATCTTCTGTTGAATCCATTGTTTACCAGATCTGAATTTTGAATACAAATTTAAAATGTATCCATACAATAGAAAATCGTCATTTTTGTCACATAAAGTTGCACTTAACAATAACATTTTTACTTTATTTTTTGCAGATAATAATAATTTTGCATTTTGAGAATCAATATGTTTACATTTGTGAACTTCATCAAAAATCAATATGATGTTATTATTTCTGAAACTCCATTTGTATTCATCATCTTTAATTGTCAAATATTTTGTGACAGTTTGTTTTTTTGATTTTAATGTTTCGTAATTCACAATCAGTTCTGGAACCACATCAAAATGTTTACATACGTTCTTCCATTGGCCAATAACACTTTTTGGACAAATGATAAATGGTTTCAGATTCAACTGTTTACATACTGCAATTGTTGTATATGTTTTTCCAGTCCCTGTTGATGAAGAATCAATTGCAATATTATGTTTATTTAAAGAAGTAACAATGTTCATAACATGTAAAATCTGATAATCTATTATTTTTTTCTCAACTTCTGGTTTTAATGCAATACTTTTCATAAAATCATCATCATAGAATGAACTGTCAAACATATCATTAATACGTTTTTCTAATTTATAATCAGCATTACTTAATTTGGTGCTCATGATATTAACTAATCTGTATTGTCTTAAAGTCTTTGATGATTAAAAATCAAATTTTATATTGGTTAATTATTATATATGTTGACTAGTAAGTTTGTGGATGACAATATAATAAGAGATTTTAATGAAAATGTCATTGATTCATTATTTCCTGTTCTTGAAAGAGATCATAAACAAATATTAGCAAAGTATTATTACAAAATGTTAGATGCATTAGCAATGATGTTTCATTTTGAAAATACCAAGGAACATGTTTATCAATTAGAACAAAATAATTATCAGGATGCAAAATGGTTGTTACTTTTTCTGCTTCCGTATTTAAATGGCGATACAACAGAAATTACAAGTTTTAATGATATTTATAAAAAAAAGGTAGAAGATATTGACATAACAGAAAAATCACCCAAGTACAAATTTTCAAATCTGCAATATGGAAGATGTATTAGAGATAAAAATGACTCTATACAAGAAATAAATTTTGATGAAAAACATATCGAACATAATTTTTTATTGTTACTTGACACAATAAGAACAATGTCACATAAGATGTATGTAAACTGGATGGATGTTTTACCATGTGCAATAAAAGACATCGATGAGTTGGAATTATATAAAAACACAAATGAAAAGTTTAATAAAAATATTATTAGTGATTATGACATTAAAATTTTTAATAAAGATATGAGTCCAATCGAATATAAAAATATGCTTGAAAACACTAATTCATTATATGTTGGAGATATTTATAATGTTATTAGAAATCATTTTTATGAAGATGTTAAATCAATAAAATGGACATTATTTGACTTTTCGACGAATGGTTATGCATTTAATTGTCTTGTGTTGTTTGATGATTTATTTAAAAATAATGTACACAATTTATTAAAAAAAATAATTATGAATGTTGAATGGGACAAATTAACAGAGGAGGAAAAAGAATTTTTTGGTAATAAATTAGATGTAATAAAAGACCATTGTGAAAATAAAAAAATATATGTAGATGTTGATAAGTCTATTAAAGATAATCCAGATAGGTATATTCAGCCAGACATATTTAGAAGATTTTTTATCAGTTTTGTCGTCGGTTTTAATAATCATTTTGCAAAAAATAATCCAAAATTAAAAGATTACAAGCCGATAAAAGAAAAAATTCGTGAAGACGATGATGAAGAAATACAAAGTTACAAACTGGAATATAAAGATATTAGAGAATCATTATTGTCACTCAAGCCAGCTTATTTATATGAATTTATGAGAAGAGATCTTGATAGACTTAAGTATACATATTATGGCACTTTATTGCTAAATGAAAAAAAAGATGGAATGCCTGAAGAATATATTCATGTTAATTGTTATAAAGACAGAAATAAAAAGTTTAAAATAACACATAAGATTTTATACAGCTATGCAAAATTGTTGTCACATGATGTAATAGATGGAAAATTTACGCCATTGCCAAAAGACTGGAGAATGTTAACTGAAAGACACAAATCAGAATTTATACAAAAGATTAATTCAGAACAATTAGACTGGTTTAACATAAATGGTTATTTGAGACATACAATGGGTTATGATACAATGTTGAAAGATGAGATTAGAGGTTATTATTATTCTACTAAAGAAGTATTGATATATCATATTTTTAACAGTATGGCAACAAAAGGAATATTATCAATATTTAGTCCAAATGCTGAAATTACTGATCAAAAAAAAACTCAACGAGACAATTTACATGAAAAATTGACTAGTGTGTTTGACAGAAATGGAAAATACTGGAATGATTCTTATTATTATTTAACAGAATTGCCTTATAAATATACAGGTACATATGAAAATAATGGTAAACTTGTTGATTTTTTTATTTACAATATGGAACGTTCTTGGTATTCAGCATATGCGCTTGACTGGGTTTCACAAATTGGATTTTGCCATCATTTTATTAACAATAGAGTGTCTTATATAACAGGTGGCACTGGTGTTGGAAAATCGACACAGGTTCCAAAATTATTTATGTATTATACAAAAGCAATTGATTTTAATAATTATGGGAAAGTAGTATGCACACAACCAAGAAAAACACCAACGACAAAAAATGCAGAAATTGTGTCAGTTGAACTTGGGCTACCTATATTTTTATATCCAAAAACAGACAAGAGTGAATTTGATGATTTGTTTGTAGAAAAAGATGACAACAGTGAAAATAAGAATAAGTCAAATAATTACTATATTCAAATGAAATATAAAGATGATGCTCATGAAAAAAAGACAAATCATCTTGTGTTAAAATATGTCACTGATGGTTTATTAGTAAAAGAATTAAATAAAGCATTAAAAGAATATGTTGAAAGAAGAGATGAATATAAAGAATTAAATCAATATGACACAATTATTATTGATGAAGCTCATGAACATAACAGAAATATGGATTTGCTACTGTCATTTTTAAGAACATCTGTAAATTTAAATAACAATGTGCGATTAGTGATTTTAAGTGCGACCATGGATGAAGATGAACCTGTGTACAGAAGATATTACAGATCAATAAATGATAATCAGAAATACCCTTTGTGTGAATGGATAAAGGATAATAAAATAGACAGAATAAATGTCGATAGAAGATTTCACATATCACCCCCAGGATTTGGGACAAGATATAATGTAAATGACATATATACACCAAATAATTCCATAATAGAAACAGTTAGAAAAATATTGTCGGACGGTTTGAAAGGCGATATATTGATATTTGCATCGGGAACAGCAGAAATAAATCAAATAATAGCAGACATACAAAATATTTTGCCAAACAACATGATTGCAGTTCCATATCACAGTCAGTTGTCTTCAGTGAAAAGAACTTTTATTGAACAAATTGATGACAATATTAGTAAACTTCGAATATCAAAAGATATTAATTTTAATGACGTAAATGAAAATGATTTAGAAAAAGGTGTTGGGTATTATACTAATTTTGCGATAGTTGCGACAAATATTGCAGAAGCATCTATTACAATCAAAACATTAAAATATGTGATTGAAACAGGTATACAAAAAACAAATATTTATGATTATAAAAAAAAGAATGCATCACTTAGACCAACAAACATATCAGAATCAAGCAGAATGCAGCGTCGTGGACGTGTCGGAAGAAAGTCTGATGGTATTGTGTATTATCTTTATGAAAAAGATAAAATGAAAAACAATAAAACACAATATAATATTTCAATTGAAAATATTAGTGATGGCATATATGACAATTTATGTGAAAAAAATGATGAAGAATTATTAATTGAAAATAAATATTTAAAAAAAATTATTAGTGATCAATATTTAACATCTGAAAAGAAGAAATTTAATTACATAGGAGATGATAGTATAAATGATTTTAAAAACAACACCGAAATTCCACAAGCATATAAAACAGGATTTAAATATGATCAACTGAATGATGAAGAAGGCATGTTTTATATAATACATCCAGAGGAATTAAGCATTGAGAGAGACTTATGTGGAAGAGTTACAGGAAGTAAAAATAAAGACATAACTGTGGCAAAAGATTATGATAAGAAGTATGGAAAAATAAAATCAAAAAAAATGGAGTCATTTTGGGATGATTTGGAAATTATGAATTTTATTGATGGAAGACATAACAAAACAAAATTCGGAACAATGATGAATCACATGAAGACAACTTTTACATTTGAAAATGAAAATCTAAATTATGCTTATGTATATGGTTTATTATACAATATTCCAGATCAAATTACAAAAGTTGTTGCATTTTTGAATTCAATGGGAAAACTTGATTTGAAACAATTGTTGGTTAAGATAGATAATAAGTTTTCTCTTGATGAAGTATTGGGAAAGTACAAAGGTTATAAATCTGATTACCATGTATTTGAAAGAATTGGATCAGATTTGTTGACCTATTTAGATAATAGTGGAGACAATTTTAAGATAGAAAATATGTTAGTTGAAACAGCAGAAGATTTAAAAATGTCAAAAGAAAAAGTAATTGCGCTTTATGAAGATGGTGAATATAAAAATGAATTTGACAGTGATAATGACAAAACAAACAGAAACAATATTGCAAAACATTTGTACACAAAGAAATATGTTGATAATATAAAATCACAAATAATTGAACGATATGCATCAGAACATTTCTTAAATGGCAAGATATTAACAAAATTTGTCAAGGAATATTGGAGAATCAAAGAATCATATATAACAGTGGATAAATCTATTGGGAAAAGCAGAAATTATGGTGAAATGATAAAAGGATTTAAAAGTGAATATGAAAATATTCCAGACAATTTAGATCCATTAATATTAAGTTTTTGTCAAGCATATCCATATAACATATCAAAAAGAATATTGAACACCAGTAAATTTTTAAATTTGTATACGCCATCATATACTAATATTTACACAATTGATAAAAAAAGAAATATGTGGATGACTTTTGTTAATGATATATTATTGACAGGTTACATTTTATATAATGGTTTAGATGCAGAATTAGGAATGATCTCAATTGTGTCCTATATTACAATTGATTATGTTGCATATTTAAAACAAGCATATAACAAAGATATTCATAAGAAATATGAGTCAATTGTTTTTAAATTAGCAGAATTTATTGAATCACATCCAAGTTATGATTTTGACGATATCAAAGTTATTGGAGTGTTAAGAACAACATATAGTCAAATGATATCAGATTTAGACAGAATACAATCAGGCAATTACAAAAATAAATTTGAACCATATGTAGAATATTATGATAATGGAAAAATTAAATTTGAGGGCACATATGTTGATAATAAAGAACATGGGTATTTTGTATACTATCATGAAAATGGACAAATAAAAGAAGAAGGTAATTATGAAGATGGAGTAAAGAAAGGTAAATGGATTATATATGACAAAGATGGTAAAGTTAAAGAAAAAGGTGATTATGAAAATGGAGTAAAGAAGGGAAAATGGATTATATATGACAAAGATGGAAAAGTTAAAGAAAATAAAAATTATTGATTTCTTAGTTGATCGACATATAACATGTCCATAATTTTTTTGTTGGCTCTAATAACTTTAATAAACATTTTATCGCTCAGCAATGCAAAATTCTTGATATACTTGCTACAATTTACATCAAGAGAAATTGCCAAATTACATAGTTCTGGAGTTTGCGAATGTACAAATCGTATTGTCGATGGGTCTTTTTTGATTGCAATCGTACATGCTTCATCTGACTGATGTTTGACATATTCGAGTAGTGATGGATAATATTCTAATATTTCTTCAACAAGACAAGGATCTTCTTCAACAAGAATAGAGTGATATTTATCACACATTTCAATCGCTAATTTATAGTGATCATAAGTTTTATTTTTAATATATCTTATTACGGATGGATCATTTTTAATAGCAATATTACATATTTCATCAGTCTGTTTTACAAATTTAATTGCTGATGGAAATTCTTCTAGAGACAATTTAATTAAATCTATTGATGGATTTGGGATAAAGTTTAAAGCATCTTCATAATTACGAACTACATATTCAAGTACTTTAGCCGATGGATTTTTAATATATTTTAAAAATGAAATGTCTCTTTGAATAATCTTTATATAATCATCATCGGTCGGATTTTTAATATATTTAATAGCATCTCCATATTTTTCTAAAGATATTCTGCAATATTCTACAGTTCTATTTTTAACAAAATCGATATATTCTGGAATCATATGTAATACTTTTTTAACTAAATTTTTATTCTGATGCTTCAATTTTGGGAAATACTCTTCTATCATTTTATGTGTGAGTGAATTGATAAAATCGTTGTTTTTCCATATATCAGACTTTTCAATCAGAGATTTTCCAGAAACAACGATCTTATCTGCTTTGTATTTAAGATCTTCAACATATACAAGTGCATCATTTGGAACAGTGACTTCTCTAATATATTTATATTCATAATTGAATCTATCATACCAATAAGAAACATTGCTACTATCTGTAAAATACAGACCACCTGATGAACAGGTGTTTGCAGGATTAAATTTATTGGTGTCTATATTTAATCCATTTTTATACTTAAAACTGAAATGTGTATCATATTCATTAGTCAATTTGTAAAATTTTTTACCTTTAGTCAATTCATTAAACTTTTTTCCACTGTACACATTGTTATTACGCAATACTTTGTCATTATTTGTATTTGGCTTAGTTAATACTGTATTATTATTTGTGTTTCTCCATAAAACTGCCAAGAAATACACCACTGAAACAATTATTATTGAATTGAATAACTTAGTTAGCCAATTTGCGGCATATGTCTCGATTAGAATGTCCATTTTGTTATGCTGATAATATGTAAGATATGTAGTAATCATGAGAAAGAATTTTCAATTTTTTTATTTATATATTTGTCTTACGCCAAATATATAAATAAAAAAATTGAAAAAACAATTAAATACGATACATGTTTTAAAATACAAATGTGGCAGTACCTTTTTTATAGAAATGGTTTTATCTTCAACAATAATAAAAGCGTGGAGGGGGGAGAGACTCAAGTCTTGGGCGTCAGAACCCGCAGAGGTGTTAACAAGTACAGGGACAATAATTGATAATATTATATTGACAACACATCACGGAATTAAAAATGCTCATACAGTACAATATGAAAAAGATGGTATTATGCAAAACTGTAAAGTGTTTAGTTCAATTGAACAATATGATATTGGAATATTGACACTTGATGATTTTGTTACTTTTCAACAAATAAAAACATTAATAAAAACAATTGATTATGTCAGACTTAATGAATTAAAAAAAGGAAAATATATCGTCATAAATGATTTTTGTGTTCACTCAAGATTATATCCAAGAATTCCAGTTATTACTGTTGATGAGTCTTATGAACAATCGGACAGTGGCAAGATGATATATCATGAAGAAAAAATGTTAGGCATGATTATTTCTAAAGATACAAGAGTAAACATATTACCTTATGAAATCATTCTGACTATTATTGACAAATTTATCAATAACAATATTATTTCAATACCATTAAATTGCAGCATATGTGACATTGATATTAATGAAGATGGAAATATATCTTATGCTCTTATTTTAAATGATGATTCTGTTAAATTATTAAATGGAAAAAAACCATTTTACTTTAAAAAAGATGATGTGATTATATCGATTGACAATAAAGAATTTAATAAAGATGGAATGATAATAAGTGATAATATAAATAAATATGTGTATTATGACACATATTTATTACTAAATTTAAATACTTCATCTAAGATCAAATTTTACAGAAATAATGAATTAAAATCTCTGACAATCAATTATGTAAATATCAATGATTCAATTTATCAAATAAACATCAGTGATAATAATATTAAATGTGATATCAATGGTTTCAAATTTTGTGAATTAAGTGAAGATATGATTATGAATTATTATAGCAAAAAGCACATCAAAATTATTAATAAATATTATTATTTATATGCATCTAATGATGAGAAATTAGTTGTGATGTATGGTATTGATCCTGAAAAGGTAAAAATATTCAATGAGACTTTTGATGGGTCGTACATTGAAGATAATTTAGTAAGAAAGTTTTTGGTAGTTTCAAAAGTCGGAAATAAAAAGATAAATGGTATTGAAGACATGTTGACAATTAAAAAAAATATTAATAAAACAAAAATAATCACATTTATTGATGCTGATATGACAGAATATAAAATGACAATATAATATTTATTTATATGCTAAATTATATGTATAATATAAATCCTAAATTATGGGGAAATCCATTATGGAAGTTCATACACTACCTAACAGTAGCATATCCTGAAAATCCAACTCAGGAACAGATGGATGATTTTAAATTGTTCTTTACACATTTAAAAAAAATGTTGCCATGTGAAAAATGTAGGTATCATTATCAACAAAATCTATTAAAATATCCATTGACTGATGATATTTTGAGATCAAGATATAAACTTATTAAATGGGCAGTTGATATGCATAATGAAGTAAATGTAATGAATGGGAAACCCAAAATGTCAGTTGAGAGAGTTATAGATGAATATACAAAAGACAAGGGGGCTATAAGAATGGATAAAAATGTGTTTAATATTGTTGTTTTAATTATGATTATTATATTAGTCATATGGTTTTATAAATATAAAAATCCCTCATAAAGTAAAAATTGAAACTCTAAATATTCTAATATCAATAAATAAGCATGAATCATATACAAAAATGGAATATTCAGATGTGACAGAATTAGACCTATGGAACAGAAATTTAACATCAATTCCCGACCTGTCAATGTATACAAATCTTGTAATATTAGATATGTCTTATAACAAAATTACTAAAATTGATAAGGACGCATTTAAATCTTTATCAAAATTAAAACATTTAATTCTGAGAACAAATCAAATAGAATCAATTCATGAAGATGCTTTTGCAGGATTGGAAAATTTAGAAACATTAAACTTATCTAATAATGATATTAGTTTTCTAAGTGATAACACATTCAAGTCATTAATAAATTTAGTAGATTTGGTGGTGATGAATAATGATATACAAATTATTAATGAAAATATATTTAAAAAATTAAATCAATTAAGATGCTTAGAAATTTCCAACAACAAAATTGAATTTATTCATGAAGAAGCATTTACAGATTTAGAAAATTTACAACATTTACATATTTCAAATAATAAATTGACAAATCTTCCAGAAAAATTATTTGACCCATTGTCAAATCTGTCTGTTCTTATGTTGCCTTATAATAAAATAAATGTTATACATAGTAATCAATTTGTAACTACGCAAAAATTACAAAAATTAAGTTTGACAGCAAATTACTTAAATTCGATCCCTGAGACTCTGTTTTTAGATTTGCCAAATTTAGAAACATTATATGTCTCATTAAATAATATTAAAAAATTGCCTATGGAAATAACAACCTGTAAGAAATTAACGTATATTGCATATGATCGTGAAAAAATAGATTTAAATGAAGATGTAAAGGAATTTCTATACGACATATTTAATAGTTCTAGATTGATTTAAAGTTTATCTATTTCATCTTTTAATTCAGCTAAAACATTGTCTATTTGTGTGTCTGACACTTGGTCATTAAGCCAATCATTTATGTCTAAATCAGCTTTCTTTAATATATCATCTCTTTTTTCGATTATAAATTTACCATAATTTCTAATCATATTTTTAACAGACACATTTTGATTTTTAATACTTCTTATTAACATCTTTACCAATTCTTTACATGGAACATCTTTGTGTGTCAATCTCATATCTGTATACCATATGTTCCATAATGCACAAAATCCCCCTGGATCTCCGATTTTCTTCTTATGTGACTCTAAAATGTCCAACATTTGAAATCCAATCTTAGGCAAATATTCCTTTGGACTGATGTATTTTATGTCTTCATTTATTTCCATAAATTTTATTTTTAATACTTCGTCCAATAATGACGGATTATAATTAAACCCTGATGGATAAGAAGATCCATGTGGTTCAAATCGTTCAACTGTGTTGTTTGGAATATCATATATTAAATAATTAGCATGAGTGCCATTTTCCATTTCAATTCCAAGAGGAACAATAATAAATTTAACATTTTTACTTTTACACTTATTTATTTTTTCATAGAATTGTTCAACAAGAAATAATTTTTGATTTACCCATACAATCTCAAAATTTAAGAATTCACATCTGCTATTTACGATTATGCCTATTGAACGATAAAAAGAACATAAATTTGCATTTTCAGAAAAATCATGCGACAATGTACTACAAACATTTTTATGTTTTTGTAATAGATAAATCAGTCCTATCAAAACATCCAAAGTTGATCCAGTAAATGTACAAAATCCAATATGTTCACCTTCAGATAATGAAATACATGTTTTTGCCCTTCCTATCGGATATGAATTATTTGTACATGTGTCATTACTTTTTAATTCTATTAACTTTAATATTTCACTTTTTATTAACCTGTTACATTTTTTATCTTTTAGATCTTCTGATGTCAATTTATTTTTTTTAATTAATGCATCGTCCATGTTAAAATCTCTGCTGCACATATTTTTCCATTCATCTTCCCAACCATCTTTTAATTTTTTCAATCTATTATAATATGACATGACAACCATATCAATAAATTCATCATATGATTTTTGTGGTATTTCATCAATAATTCTAAATCCATTTTTGTTTTTTGTAAGTATGTCCAACTTTTTCTTGCTGAGTATATTTTTATAGCTTTTCCATATTCCCAATTTTACTAACATATATAAACATGATATGCCAGTATTATCTCTAAATGACACATTTGTCTTTTCTAAAATTTTATCAACATAATACATATTGTCTGTAGAATAGTTTTCCAATAATAAATGTAATGGCAGTTTCCCTTCGATATTCCACAAGTTAAAATTTAGTGGTAATTTAGAATCAATAAGAATATCAATCATATGATAATTTTCTTCTATCATAATATAATGCATAGGTGTGTTTCCAAAAACATCCTGTATATTAAGATTAACATTTTCCTTAATGAGAAGCAACAATAACTCATTATTATTTAGATTTATTGCATAGTGAATTGGACTAAACTCATGTTCATAATCTTGAATATTAATAATTGCATTTTTTGACAACAGTAATTTCACAATTTCATTTTGCTGAAAATTACAGGCGATATGCAAAGCAGTCTCGCCCGTATTACATCTGGCATTGATATTAACAATATATTCTATTATCAATTTACACATGTCAATATCTCTAGAATAAACTGCATAATGCAAAGCATTGTATCCATTACCATCTGGAATGTTGGGATTTGATTTATGTTTAAGGAGTAATTCAACAGCAAATTTATTTTTTAATTTTATGGCATAATGTAAAGCTGTTCTATGTTGCGAATCTTTCATATCAATGATTGATATACCAATACTTTCACTATTTGCCATTAAAAGTGTTTTCATAATATCATTATAACCATACTTTATTGGAATAAATAGTATTGGTTTGTTATCATTATCACTTATGTCTAACTTTGCACCTTTTTGTATCAATAATTTTGTTATATTAATATTGTTATACATGATTGCATAATTTAAAAAATAATTATTTTGATCATCTCGAATATTTGGATTAAAATCATCTATTTTGCCAATATTAGTCACAAAATCATCCCACTTATTTTCTTTTAAATATAAAAATAATTTTATATATTCATGTCTATCGTCCATAAATATATAATTAATATTAATTTATTTTATTAGCAACAATTGTTTTTATGTAATACATAAATAAGGATGTAAGTATCTGACGTTTTTCTAAATGATATTCTCTTATTGAGTTTATTGCATCATTATATGAAAAGAATGATATTGCTCCAATTTCACCATTTTCTCCTATTTCTATATCAACATCATCAATTAGCTCTGCAACATAATAAATATGTTTATACTTAACACCATTTGTACCGGTCAAATTTTCTTCTATAGGTTTAATTTCACTTATTATTCTTATTTTTGAAGGGTCAATACTTGTTTCTTCCCGAAATTCTCTCTGTGCGCATACTAGAGATGGTTCGCTCTTGCTTCGTCTTCCCTTTGGAAAACCCCACTCCTGTGTTTTATAAGTTGGAATAATATTTAAATAAAAACTCAATGGAATATCAACATCAATTCCATTTTTTAATTTTTCAAATTTGGCTTTTGACATTTCATATTCGCCTTTAAAATGTCTTATTTTTTCTTCATCATTGTTCCACATTTCTCTCCACAACTCATCAAATGATTTTGACCCAATCATATTTATTTCTTCGGGAACCATCTGTTGAAACAAAAAATTAATACCGTCGATATTGTCGATTTTATATCGTCCTCGGATAAATTCAATATAACCTAGTGAATGTTTACGTCTTACCATTAAAAATTGTATTAAATTCATATATCTACTAATCGTATCTAAATCAGAATAATCTCTTGGATATATGCCTATCGATTCATTTTTAATATCTGTACTTGTGTGTTTTATTTTTGTTTGTTTATCTAATTTTACCAAAATTATACCATGACTTGTGACTGGCATTGGACATGATTTATATTCATGACCATAGTTATCACAATTATTACAATAACTTTGCTTTTTTTTAACAGACATAGAAAAATACTAATTATATTATATTTATATTTTCTTAAATATAATCCAACGATTTATTTTAAGTTTCTTCATCTGTCTCTTCTTCAGTGTCTTCTGTATTTTCAACATCGTCTATATTATTTTTAATGTAATCATCTATATTTTCAATCGTATTATCCTTTGATGGCTTATGTATATATTTATTTTTAAGACTCTCTTTGACTTCTTCATCAGTTGCGATATTTTCAAGATATCCTAAGCACAAAATTCGTTCAGTCTTATCGACAATTTTTTTACTTATGATTTTCACTTTTACATGTGCCCCCGCTTTGAGAATCATATATTTTTTTGGTTCGTCTGTCTTATCATTTGATTTTTTGTCACTCTGAACAATAGTCCATACTCTTTCTTTATTGTTAAATTTAAATACATTTGTATTAACATTTGAAATGGCCGCATTTATAATTATTCTGATTGGACCATTCACAATATTAATTACTTTCTGATTTAGGCTTTCAACAACACCCATAATTGTACTTCCATTTAATGGATGACACAGTGTGCATAAAAATTTAACATTATATACAGCAGAAGCTGTTGGGTCTTCCGGTATTAATTTTGCATCAGGCATGACATATACCGAATGAATTTCAGTTATAAAACCATATTCAGAAAAACACTTATTAAGAACTCTATCTGACAAATTTTTTTTAATATGACTTTTTATATTACTATTCATCTGTGATGGATGAATGCTTACATTTGTCAATAAATAGGTATTAATGTAGGGGTTATTCATTTAATATAAAAGTAATATATATTTTATTTTAAGTATATTGAATTCAATTTTTTTATTTACATATTTGGCTTACGCCAAATATGTAAATAAAAAAATTATAAAATAATTTAATTCTTTGATTTTTTGACCGACTTTGGCTTTTTGACATTTTTCACACTCTTAACACTTTTGACCTTTTTCTGTTTTTCGGATGATTCATTACTATCAGATGTTTTTTTAATGCTCTTGGCCTTCTTTTCTTTTTCTTCATCATTACTCTCAGGTGTCTTTTTTACAAATATATTCGTTGTTGTATTTTTTTCAGTATCTTCGCTCATATATAATTCATCATTATGTAATGTATTGTTATTTTTTTTAATTTCTTCTTCATATTCTTTTCTTCGTATCATATTTTTTTCTAAATTAGAAAGTTTATATTTGTCTTTATCTTTAAATTCTTTATTTATTGAATCTAATGTATTTGTTTCTGATGTTGTCATTGTCATTCGATAAATCTTTTTATTTTCTAAATTTTTGAGATATTTTTCTAATTTGTCATAAGTGGAATTATTAAGATTTTGAAAATAAAATAACATTCCAGAACTGTTTTTTGTATAATGCAAATCGGGATTTTCTTTGAAAATAATTGATTTAATTTTTTTTAATTCTTCTTCTTTTTTCAGTGATTTAATTTTGTCAGCAAGATTTTTTTTCTCCTCAAGTGAATATTCTTTTTTTGATTTATCCATATTCTAGGTTTAGATATCAATGTAAATAAATTAACGAGATATATCTATATATCTATATTATATTTTCAGTTTGAATTATATAGAATGTTTAACAGTGAACATTCAGAAGATATTGAACTTACACAAATGAGTAGTGAACAATTCTATGAAAGCATAAAACATATTGAAGAAGACCGTTCTGAAGAAAAGGATTTAGATAAACTAATGAAAAAAGAATATACATATCCAGAAGTTAATGATGAACAACTTCAATATAAACTTTATAAAAAAAGAGAATTCTATCCACATAAAATTCCAGAAAGGCCTGATATAAATGATTACAATGATATAAAAGATTATAGAGATAATGTTTGTGGAAGAAGTTTTACACTGCATGAACATCAATCTTTATTAAGCAATTTTATTAATCCTGACACTCCCTATAAAGGCGTTATTATATTCCATGGTTTGGGAACAGGTAAAACATGTGCAGGTATTGCGATTGCTGAAAAATTTAAGTCAATGGTACAGAAGTACAACACAAAAATACATATACTTGTTTCGGGACCTTTAATTAAAGAAAGTTGGAAACATCATTTGTTAAAATGTACTGGTGAAACTTATTTAAAAAGTACAGATAACGGTTCTTATGTTGATGAAGTTGAAAAAGAAAGAAACACTAAACTTGCTATGATGCAGGCCTTACAATATTACAAATTTATGAGTTATAGAAGTTTTTACAAAAGAGTATTAGGTGAAAAAATAGTAGACAGAAAGGTTACAAGTGGTGATAAAACAAAAGTATCTTATAGAAAAACAGAAGAAGGCGAATTTGAGAGAGACATTGCAGTTGATCGTATTCACAGTCTAAATAACACTTTGATAATTGTTGATGAAGCACACAATCTTACAGGTAATGCATATGGAGAAGCATTAAAAAAAATAATAGATAATTCAATAAATTTAAAAATAGTATTAATGTCTGCGACACCAATGAAAAATTTGGCACATGATATTGTTGAATTGATTAATTTCATTAGACCAAAAGATTCGCCAATGGAAAGAGATAAGATTTTTAATATAAACAAAAACCATTTGATGGAATTAAAACCTGGGGGTTTAGACTATTTTAAAAAAATGGCATCAGGATATATATCTCATGTACGTGGCGCAGATCCATTAATATTCGCCAAACGTGTCGATATGGGGACAAGACCAAAGGGTTTGATATTTACAAAAGTTGTCCAATGTGTCATGTTACCCTTCCAAAGAAAAGCATACGACGGAGCCATAAAAGAAGCAGAAGAAGATGCATTAGATCGTAAATCTGAAGCTGTTGCAAATTTTTCATTTCCAACATTGTCAAATGACCGAAAAGAATTATATGGATCATATGGTAAAGAAGGTCTTACTCTAGTAAAGAACCAGTTAAAAATTGCATATGACCAATTAAATAAAAGAATTGCAACAGAAATATTTCAGAATCCAAATGAACAAGATTTAATATACCTGACACAGGATGGGAAAACAGTAACTGGCAAAATATTCAAACAGCCTTATTTGAAGTTATTTTCAATTAAATTTGCAAAAGCTTTAAAGAAATTGAATAGATTGGTCGTCAATAAAAAAGGTTCCAAAACTGCATTTGTGTATTCTAATCTTGTTAAGATTGGCATTGACTTGTTTCAAGAAGTATTATTGCAAAATGGATATTTAGAATACCAAGAAGACAGTTCAAATTATCAATTGACAAGTGAAACTAGATGTTATTATTGTGGCAAAACATATGGTGAACATGTACATAAAAGTAACAGGACAAAACAAGATAAAAATGATACAGAAACAAATAGTGAAAGTGATGCAAATACAATTGTAAAAGTGAGTGAATCATCCACAGAATATGGCAAAAAAGATAAAAAAGATATACCAGAACACAAATTTTATCCAGCAACATTTGTATCAATTACAGGAAAATCGTCTGAAGAAGGGACTGAAATAATTCCTGAAGACAAAATGAGAATATTAAAAACAGTGTTTTCTCATATTGAAAATAAAGAAGGAAAATTCATTAAATTTGTGCTTGGGTCAAAAGTCATGAATGAAGGTATTAGTTTAGAAAATGTTGGAGAAGTGCATATTTTGGATGTATATTTCAATTTAGGAAAAGTAGATCAGACAATTGGTCGTGCAATAAGATTTTGTTCCCATTACAAACTGATGAATGAAGAAAATGTCTTTCCCGAAGTCAAAGTTTACAAATATGTTGTTTCTCTTGGAAATGACAATTTGTCATCAGAGGAAGAGTTATATCAAAAAGCAGAATTGAAATATATGTTGATTAAAAAAATAGAAAGAGCAATGAAAGAGGTTGCTGTTGATTGTCCTTTAAATATGTATGGCAATATGTTCAAAGAAGAAATAGAAGAATTTAAAAATTGTGGTGAAGATGGTCATGAACAATGTCCAACAATATGTGATTATCAAAAATGCAATTACAAATGTTCTGATTTAAAACTTAATGCAGAGTTTTACGATCCAACAAGGAATATTTATAAAAAAATAACAAAAGACAATTTGGATTATTCAACCTTCACACAATCTTTAGCGCGTGGCGAAATAGAATATGCAAAGATAAAAATAAAGGAATTGTATGTTTTAAATTACATGTATACTGCAAGAGACATATTAAAATATGTCAAACAGTCATATAATGATGAAAAAAGAGAATTGTTTGATGATTTTTTTATATTCAAAGCATTGGACGAATTGATTCCAATTACTGAAAATGATTTTAATAGCTTTAAAGATACTGTATTTGACAAAGACAACAGAGCAGGATATTTAATATATGTTGATAAGTATTATATCTTCCAACCCTTTGACCAAAATGAAGATGTGCCAATGTACTACAGAACAAAATATGTAAAACCAATATCACAATCTTTATCACTTTACAATTATTTGAAAACAAATATACAATATCAAAATTATAAAGACAAAGGTAAACGCAAAGAACAAAATGACAAACATTTATTAAAAGATGATAATACAATATATGATTTTGATACAGTAATGGATTATTATGACAGCAGAGATGAATTTAAATATGTTGGTATTATTGACAAAGAATTAAGTAGAAGAAAGACAAAGAATCTTGATGAAATAAAAGATGTTTTCAAGATTCGTGAAAAACGTGCAAAAGTATTGGAAAAGAAACGTGGCACAGGTATACCATCACTCAAAGGCGCTGTTTGTTCAACAGCAAAGAACAAGTCATATTTAGAAAAGATTGGTAAATTGCTTGGATTAACAAAAATGAGTTCAACTAGAACTAGTATATGTGAACAAATTAAAGACAAAATGTTGTATATGGAAAAATACTCAACAGAAGCTGATAAAAACAAATTGACTTATGTAATGATTCCATCAAATCATCCCTTGTATCCATTCCCATATAATTTGGAAGATAGAATTGAATATATAAAAGAAAAAATAAATAAAGAAATTAAATTTAAATTAGATTTATCTGTGAAAACAAAAAAGAAGGCAGACGGTTTGCCATCCTATGAAATTCATATTAAAGATAATAGTAAATTAAAAGATTATGAAAGTTTCTTAAAGTCACTTAATGCAACCTTAAAAAGCGGAATATGGACAATTGAAGTTAATTAAAAATCACTCCACATGTTTTTTCTGGATTGTTTTCTTTTTTCTATGTCTCTTTTTGTAGGATAAAAATAACTCCACATATCTTCTTTGGAGTTCTTCCTCGAACGCCTTCTTTCTCGACACTTAGAACTTTCTCTTGATTTTTTCCTTTGTTTTATGTCTTTTTTTGTTGGATAATCTATTCTATGTTTAAATGATTCAACATTTGTATTATCTTGATCTTTATTTTCTTTCCATAATGTCTAAAAGTAGATCAACATGTTCGACACCAATATCTTCTATTTTATCAACAAAATGATTTATAGAAATATTTTTCGACTTATCCATGATATGGTTATATACTGTTATTCTTAAATTAATTTATTTAAAATTTGTAAATTCTAAATAATTTTATTTAATGTTTTCTTCTGGATGACTTTTTCTTAGATGATTTTTTGGATCCTTTTTTTGTTGATTTTTTTGAATGTTTCTTCGATGACTTTTTTGTCGTTTTTCTTTTACCACCTGTCATAACATTGTGCTTTGATCTAGATTGTTTTTTAGATGACTTTTTATATTTCTTTGACGATTTTCTACGACCACCAGAAATATTTTGGCTGTGTAATGAATTTTCATATTCTTTGTATAAGTTAGCCAATCTATTAGTATATCCATCATCATACACATATTCTTTCATATCTAGGCCTTGTTCTTCTAGATCTTTAAAAATTAAATCAATAGTACTTTCAATTGTGCCTGCTAACTTATCATCATTATTTTTTTTATTAAATTCATCCCTTGCCTTTTTTATTAATTCATCCATTATTTTCTTCTTTTTTTCATTAAATTCATCCATTATTTCCTTCTTTTTTTCGGGCACTAAAGGAAAATCACTATTTATTTTTTCCGCTATCATATCAAATAATTTTGCTCTGAAAGCCTTTTCTTTGTCATCATTCCGCAAATCTTTCTTACGCAGTTCTTTGAGTATTTTTTTCTCATTTTCAAATGGTGTTGCTCCTGTTGCTCCTGTTGATTCCATTATTTATAATCTAATATTAGAAAATAACACAATAAAAAATTGAATTATTCTTTATTTGTCAATTTACTTAAATATATATGGAATTATAGTATATATGGATTTAAAAAGAATTAGTACGACAGATTTATTGACTTATATTGCAAAAAATTATGCAAAAATCAACAGTGGGGACATGATTGATCTGCCAAAAGAACAGTCGTCGGAATCATCTGGTGCTTCAAAAATATCTGTCAAAAGCACAAGTTCAAATAAAAAAAACAAAAATCTAGAATTTGGTGATGTTGATCGACTAGTTACATTACCAGAAAAACTTAATAAAATATTTGGAAATTTCCTTAAAGATTTTTTACACATGGGTGTTTATTCCAGCAACAATGACACAACATTTTTTACTAGTATTTTTTATTGTTTAAATTCGACATTAAGTACATCAGACAAAAAAACTCAAAAGGTTTTTATGGATAATTTTTACCAACATTTAAAAAAAGCATTTTTGTTTGGCGATTATACCAAATTTAAATATTCAAAATTAAAGTGGAACAAGCAAGAAATTGCAAAACATATTGAAGACAAACTGCCGACAAAATATTTAATGAGATATATATCTGATTTTTTGCATATTAACATTTTTATTTTAGATTTACAAGACGATGAATTGTATTTTACTAATTCATTTTTTGTGCCATACAAAAGAAACATTTTTTTGGTACGTCACTTTGACAAATATGAACCACTATTTACAGAACAAAAAAAGTTCTTTGGTGTCGATGATGACATAATTCAAAATATTATAAAACACAAAGACAAAGTTGCGATGTTACAATTGGATCCGAAGAGTGATGAGAAATTCGAAGTAACACAAGAAAATCTTGAATTATACATTGATGTTAATCAGTTTGAAACAAAAGTGGAAGAACAAAAAGAAACACATTCAGAAAAAAATGCTTTTGAAGACGAATCGAGTGAATCCGATATTGAAGAAGTTGTCGATATTGAAGAATCAGATGATGAAACGCCTGATTATAATAAAATGACATTGCCGGAATTAAAAAAGATTGCAAAGGAAAAAAAAATTCCAATTGGCAAAAAGAACAAAACACAACTAATTAAAGAATTGATGAAAGAGTAAAATTTATTTATATAACAAATATATATGCAGACATATGCAAATAAAAAACATACGCACAAATATGATGTATATAAAAATGATGTAAAATTTAAATCAAAAGCCGAAATTGATCCTGAAAGGGCAATATGGGATGAAACCACAAAAGACTTATTTACAACAAAAGACGACATAATAAAATACAGAATAGAGGAAGCAAGAAAAGAAAAATTTACATTTATTGACTTATCTGAACTAAATCTAAAACATTTAGGTTTCCCATATATGAAACCAATATTGACAAGAATACAATATTTATTTGTCAATAGTAATAACATATCAGGAACATTTGATTTTTCACATCTTGACAATTTGACAGTTCTAGACATAAGTCATAACAATATAGATACCATAATTCCAAATAAAAATCTACAGGAGTTAAATTGTAAATCTAATAATTTGTCATCCTTACCAGCAATTGAAAGTTTGCAAAAAATGGATTGCGATTTTAATAAACTGACAAACATCACAATAACACCAAATTTGAAATTTTTGTTATGTTCTAATAACAAACTAAATTGCATAACAGGAAATAATAAAATAGAAAAATTAATATGTAATGACAATCCAATAAAAAAAATAACAGATATTAAAAATATTAAATATATAGACATGTCTAATACTGAAATTGATAATATTGATACTTTTGTATCTTGTGACAGATTACAAGATTTGGTGATGAATAATACAAAGATAACAAATATTCCAGACATAAAAACATTAAGAACTATAGAAATGCTAAATGTAAATATTGTTGAATTACCATATTATCCATTATTACATACTGTATTCTGTTCACTTGGGAAAACAAAAAAGGTATCGAAAAAGTACAAAGAAAACAATAAAAAATTAGATTACAGAATACACAATGGTACTTTTCTTGCGATTACTATTACATAATAAAATCTTAATTTATTTTATTATGGACTTTTCAGCAGACTCTATACCAAATTTAGTTGAATTAACAAATAATATATTGTCATTAGTCGATTTTTTAGATAAACCTGAAATAATTGAATTGGAAAAAAATGATGAAAGGATATACTTCCAGTCAGTAATTGAAAAATTTGATAAAGTTCCAATGAGTATCATAAGATTAATGATGGAAAGAGAAAATAGAGATATCAATCTTGAAAAATTAATAAACTTAATACAAACACTAAAAAGTGTGAAGAATGGTAAAAAAAATATAAACAATGCTTTTGAGCAATATAAGTCACAATTAGAAGAAGAATATATATATCCTAAATTTGGAGGTAAAGAAGAATTTGAAAAACAAATGAAAGGTCAATAAGATTAAATTAAACTTTTGCTTAAATCAACGGCAATTTCCACATTCATTTTATTAGAAGTAAACGATATATCATTTATCTTTTCCTTGTGTTCTTTAAATTTGTCTTTGGATGGCAAAAATGTGTCAATCCAATACTTTGATGCTTCTATTTGCATCAATCTGTGTTCCTGATATACATCTCCAAAAAAGTTTTGATCATTTACAAATTTGACAATTTCATTAATACTTTTAAATTGTTTATTTGCGACTTCTCTGTTTATTTGTATTAGATGTGACAATACAACAGGAGATACTTTGTAATCTGGAAATATGTCATTTATTTTTTTATTTTTGTTCTCATGTGCTGTTTTTAATAAAGTATCAATTGATTTAATAATATCTTTTAAATGTTTATCTGACTCGGCATATTTAAAATCAAGACAAACAAGATATTTTTCAGAATTTGAAGGACGACTCATCAATGGTTTAACAATAAATACTTTGTTGTAGACAGATGCTAACATTGATATAAATTTTGTTGACGTGAGTGTAAATGTTTCAAAAAATTTACATATGAAACTCCCTCCTTTCTTTTGCATTTTTATTGCTGTACATATTTCTGCCAAAATCAAATTAAATGCTTCCTGTTCTTGCAAATGTTCTTCTTTCCATTTAAAACCACCATCGGCTGTAATAAAATCTGCTTTTTCTTTTATCTCGCCGCCAAATAATTTTATGGTCTTAGGGTCTGTTATATCACCATTATCTTTGTCCTTTAGACCACCGGCAACTTGTGTACTGTATGTCTTATGAATAAATAATCTTTTGGGACTATCTTTTTCATGATGACTTATTAATTTTTTGTCTATTTCTGGAACATAATCATCTTTATTTTGGGAGTTCAATGTTACTGTATAATATTTATCATTTTTTGCAATATTTGACTTTCCGAAAGTCTCTCTAAATAAGTTTGTTGCTTGTATAAAAGACCCTGGACCTTCTGCAATATGCACAGATACAAATTTATTGTTATCAAGATCAATTAAATCAAACATAAATAACATTTCCCATAATTTAAAAAATTCTCTTGACACAACATCAGTCTTTAAAAATTTCTTTGTTACTTCACCAATATTCTCATCATAATTATCGACATTTTTTTCAAATTCATTCATGACATAGTATACTTTCTTTTTGCCTTCAAATTTTTCTAATACATTTGCTTCTTTTTTTGTACCATGTATATAAAACTGAAAGCCGAGTGAAAATAATGGATAATCAATGTTTGAAGAAAATTTTATTGTTGGATCATATTCAAATATTGATTTAATTGTGGTTGGAATATTTATAACTGATGCAATATATTTTGGTAATGTTAGATTGCCTTTTGAAGAACCACCTTCGCTTATGATAATTTCATTTTTATTCTTTTTTGACTTACTCTTGCTCATTATATTTTTATAATAGATAAAACTTTATATTACTTTTTATTGTTATTTTCAATATTTATTTTACAATAATAAGGGATATCGATTTGAAAATCATCATACTCATCATAGTCTTTAATGTATTTATTACCAATGAAATTTAAATCTCTTTGTGTTAAAAATTTTAATAGATTTTTATTTTGCGAAACAGCAAACTCAATAAGCTCTTGTGGTGGATCAACTATACGAAGTATGTCCAATGGATTTTTTGTTAATATAATTTTAACTAGTTCAACTGTTCGCCATTTTTCTTCAATATTTATGAGAGTTTCAATAATTGGGTTGCTCTCTGCCCATTCTTTAAGCTCGGATTTTTTAAAATTTACATAATCTTCCATCTTAAACTCACCCATCTTAAACTTTTAAGAATGCCAAATTGTGGAAATTGTTACAAATAAGAAGTAAGTAAAATAGATAAATATTAATTTCAATTTTTATGATTGTGTATTCATATGAATTAATACACAATCGATCTCTAGCGGGAATTTTATCATTTTTATTAGATATGTGTATTACAACGCATATTTAAAAATAAAAAATTGTAAAATATCTCTAGAAGGAATTTTATCATTTTTTATTTTTAAATATGTGTATTACAACGCATATTTAAAAATAAAAAATTGAAAATGTAAATACTGGAACTTTATGCTAATAAATATTTAAGAATTATATTATTATTATATATAGATGAATGATATTGAGAAACTAGTAAACAAAAGTCTCTATTCAGAAATAAATAAGTTGTATGAAAATACAACGGAAAACTCCGAATATGAGTTTATATTTTCTAATAGAATAATTGGTCAAGAGAAATATATTAACTTGTTAAAGTTCTTAAACATAAAAAAGGTAAGAGATAAATTAAAATCTGAAGGTCCAATTGATTCACTTGATTTGAACTATGCTGATGATAAAGAAAATACTTACAGAATAACGATATATGGCAGTGAAAATATTAATCAGACTATCAGAAAATTAGACATTGGAAAGAATCATGTTATTTTTTCTACATTAATAAAACTGTTTCAGGAAAAGAAGTTAAAAGACATTGAAGTAATGAAAAAGTCAAAGGAATCTGATAATACAATAGACATTGATGATTTAAATATGCGTGTCAGATTATCGGCAGAAGACAGTTTAACAAAAGATGATTATAAAAAGGCTTCGTCATTAGATCACACACATATAAACAATATTGTATACAGATTGAAACAAAGATATTCATTATATTTATTAGATACTGAAAGTGAATTTGTAAGAATTGATTTGACAAACACAAAAACAAATAGAAGTTATGCTAAATTAAATCAGACAGTCACTAATTATGAATTAGAAATAGAATATGGATTGAAAAAAGGAAAGCCTAGTAAAAAAGCTTTTGAGATAATGATTAATGAAATTATCTTGTTACATAAGATAATTCAACAAAGCAACTTTATAATGACAAAGTCAAAAGAAAAAGAAGTTGTTGATTATTATAAATCTGTTGCAAATGTAAATGAAAAAGCGACTTATCTCGATTCAAGACAACCTATATCATTAGAAATTCAACATCTTATTGACACATTACCAGATAAATATGCTGTTACAGATAAAGCAGACGGAGAGAGATATTTCTTGATAATTATGAAAAATCATTGTTATTTCATTTCTGGCAATTTAAATGTTAGGGACAGTGGAATAGAATTAAAAAATGATAATTATGATGGATCAATTCTTGATGGCGAATATATTTTTATTCCAAAGTTAAATAGACATCTATTTATGGTTTTCGATTGTCTATATTCAAAAGGCAATAGTGTAAAAGGAGAATCATCTTTCATGAAACGTTTAAAAGAAGCAGATAAAATAATAGATGCATGTTTCAAGTTTGGAAAGCAGACTGGTTTTAGTTTTGACGAATATCAGTCAAAAGGAGATTTTAATCTTGATGACATTGTTAAATACCATACAAATCAAATTAAGAAATATATGGATTCTATTGATAATGATATTAAATTAGAAATAAAATTGCCCCTGATTAGAAGAAAGTATTTTATCGATGCAAAAGGAGCAAAAAAATGGGAAATATTTAGATATTCTGAATTGTTATGGAAGTTGTACACGGAAGATTCAAATATTAAATGTCCTTACTTGTTAGATGGGCTGATTTATCATCCATTAGAACAACCATATGAAACAGTCGCAAGCAACAACAAATTTTTTGAATTTAAATGGAAACCACCACAGAAAAATTCTATTGACTTTTATATTCAATTTGAGAAAGATAAAGTAACAAACAAAGTTTTAACTGTATATGATAATTCAAATGAAGATTATGTTAGAAATAAACCATACAAGATATGTAGATTATATGTGGGAAAAAAATATAAATTTGAAGAACAACCTGTGTTGTTTAGACAAAATGATAATGGATATTGGGCTTATTTATTTTTGGATGATGGAGAAGTAAAAGACATTGAAAATAATATTGTAACAGATAATACAGTTGTTGAATTCTATTATAATAATGATCCAGAGGTTCCTGAGAGATTCCGATGGGTGCCAATAAGAACACGTTATGATAAAACTGAATCTGTCTTAAGATTTGGAAAAAAATATGGTAATTACATAGACATTGCAAATAAAGTATGGAGAAGCATTACAAATCCAATATTAATATCTGATTTCAGTGATTTGGCGAAAGGAAATAATCCTGAAAAAAATTTGTTCTTCTATGACAAAAAAATAGACATTATAAGAGGAAAGATTGGAAATGAATTAATATCAACATATGCTAAGGAGAATTCTTATTACAAAAAAATATCAAACACAGGAAAAGAAATGAGACAATTTCATAACTGGCTTAAATCAAATATCATTTACACACATTTCAATTACATTTACGAAGACAACAAACAACAATCAATATTGGATATTGCATGCGGCAGAGGTGGTGATATATTAAAGTTCTATTTAGTCAAAGCATCTTTTTATGTCGGAATTGATATTTCAAAAGAAGGTTTAATATCACCAGTTGATGGTGCAATCAGTCGTTATAATAAAGACAGAAGATCAAAACCAGACTTTCCCAAAATGTATTTCATTCATGGAGATGCCAGAGGATTACTTGATTATGAGTCACAGAATAAAATTTTAGGTGGAATGACAAATGACAATAAACAATTAATAGAGAAATTTTTTGGAAATAAAAAAACATTGTTTGACAGAGTTAACTGTCAATTTGCAATCCATTATTTTTTACAAGATGAAATTTCATGGAGCAATTTTAAAACAAATTTAAATAACACTTTGCGTGCTGGAGGATATTTCGTAATAACACATTTTGATGCAAGAAAATTAATTGAATCATTTGGTAATACTGACAAAATCACAGGAGAATATACAGATGAAAATGGTAAAAAGATTAAATTATTTGAAATAACAAAGAAATTTGAGAATGTCGATACTAAAAAACCAATAGGTGTTGGTCATGCAGTTGATCTATATGCCGAATGGATGTTCAATGAAAATGAAACAATGACAGAATATCTTGTTGATTATCAATTTTTAAAAGAAGATTTAGAAAAAGATTGTGATTTAGAATTGGTCGAAACAGATATGTTCCAAAATCAATTTAAAATACATGAACCATTCTTAAAAGAATATTGTAAATATGAAAAAAATCCTAAAACAAGAGCATATCTTATGAAAGTAACAGAGTTTTATGGAACATCCGAGGTAATAAAAGCAACACAAATGTATTCATTCCTTAACAGATATTGTGTCTTTAGAAAGAAAGAACATAGGGATGTCAAAAAACAAAAAGGCGGTAATCTTGATTTTACTGATTCAGATAATTATTATGTAAATAAATTAAGTGAATATGATAACGATTATAGCTATATGTCCGCAATTCATTCAGTATTAAGATCACATGGTGTAATTCCAAAAACATTAAATCCAATTCGCTTTTATAAAGACTTTGATATAAAATTAATTAAAGATAAGGACATTGATGTTCCAGACATCAAAAATATTGCAAAAAAATTGGTTATTTACAATGATATTGATGTCGGCGGAAAAGTTGCTTCAGAATTGGTATTAAATGGATTAAATGTATTTGTTGTTGAAAGAGATTGTAATGATGATTATGACACTGACTTTATTGCTAAAGGAAAATACACTGACAGAGATAAGGCAATAATATTAATGAGAGATGGAGATTTTTACAAACCAGTGTATAGAAAACAAGGTGACAAAAAAAGAGGTTTATTCAAAATGTCTGATGATCTGATTAAAGAAATGATTCTGAATGCTGACGAATATTAGAAATTGTAAATACATGACAAGCATCAATAAAAAAACAGGGCAAGCGTGTATTCAGTCTTTTTTATCATTTTTTTATTTTAAATTTCTTCTTAAGAAGAAATTTAAAATAAAAAAATTGAAAATATAAATCCAACATATTTAATGTAATATTAATTATATTAGATATGAGTTTTAGACAGTTAAACATGATTAAACACTTTAGCATTGTTTTGGCAATTGATGCAAAGGGAGGAATTGGACATTTTGATGGACTTAAATATACAATTCCATTTAAATCATCAACAGACCTTAAACATTTCAAGAATACAACATGTTCAACAGAAATTCCAAATAAGACAAATGTGATTATCATGGGAAGAAAGACTTATGATTCATTACAAAAAGAATTGCCTAATAGAATAAATGTTGTATTATCAAGAAATAAAGATGTATCATCATATAATAATTTTGAAGACACATATGAACATTTCAAAAAAGACCCGTCAATTGAAAAAATTTTTGTTATTGGAGGGGCTGAGTTAATAAATAGTTGTTTAGATCATCCTGAATTAGAATATATTTACCTTAGCGAGTTTGATAAGGATTATGATTGTAATATATTTTGTGATAATATTAAAAAGTATTGTGATAAAATAGTTTGGCAAACAAAGTGCGATGATGTAACAATTTCAAAATATACTGTTAAAAAACATCCAGAGTATCAATACATTAATTTAATAGATGATATTATTAAAAATGGTGTTAAGAGAAACACAAGAAACTCCAATACATATACAGTTTTTGGAAGATCAATTGAATATAATTTTGAAGATGGTTTTCCAATATTGACAACAAAAAGAGTTGCATTAAGATTAGTGTTTGAAGAACTCATGTTTTTCTTAAGAGGCCAAACAGATTCTAAAATATTGGCAAGTAAAAAAGTACATATATGGGACAGTAATACCACAAGAGAATTTTTAGATAAAATTGGACTATGTGATTATGAAGTAGGAACGATGGGACCTATGTATGGATTTAATTGGACACATTTTGGTGAAAAATACATTGATTCAAAAACTAAATATACAGGAGGTGTAAATCAACTTGAATATGCAATGAACACCATTAAAAATGACCCATATAGTCGAAGAATTATTATGACGACTTATGACCCATATTCAGTAAAAAAATGTGTGTTGTATCCATGTCACGGTATTGTTGTTCAATTCTTTTGTCGTGATGAAAATAATAAAAGATATCTTGATTGTATTATGTATCAAAGATCATGTGATACAATTTGTGGTCTTCCATTTAATATCAGTAGTTATGGATTGTTAATGTCAATGATATGTCATTGTATTAATAATGATAAGACTTATGCTGGATTAAGATTAGTTGAAGGTAAGTTAAAAATTTATATTGGAGATACACATATTTATGATGAAGAAACACATATCAATGCATATAATGAACATATGACGAGACGACCTAAAAAATTACCAAGGTTAAATATAAAAAAACAGACTGATGACATAACAAGTTTTGAATGGGATGATATTGAATTAGTGGATTATGATGCACATCCTTCCATAAAGGTAAATATGATCGCATAGATGCAAACATATTTATCTGTTTTTAAACATAAACATGTAAATATGATCGCATAAAATGTGAACAATATGTTTTTAAACATAACATGTAAATATGATTGTAGAAAACATATTTTAGTCAAAATTTATAAATAAATTTTAACTAAAATATACACGATCAGTCCGTTTGGACTAATTTGGCAAGCTTGGTAAGCTCTGCGAGTTCACTGTCGCACATTTCTTTCTCACGGCACAGATCATCAATTGTTCGACTTGAACGCTCAATGATATCATTAAGCTTGCTTTCGGCAATGACCGACTCGTACTGCTTGTCTTCTTCCTTGATGGAAGGACGCTTGATGAGTTCTTCATGAAGCATCAGTTGTGCAGTCGTCAAAGTCTCTTCTGACACGCGAATATTATTGGAAATCTCCTTGACTTTGGCGTCAAGTTCGGAAAGACGAAGCGCAATTCTTTGCACTTCATCATCATTGAGTGTGACTGTCTTCGGCGGCTCTGTCCAATCACTGAACATGTCAGACACGTGACTTTTATCGAAGTCAAATGCCAGCATTGGCATTGGTTCACACATGTCAGATTTGCTTTCGCTTGCGCCGTCATTGGGTGGGGTGCAGGGGACAGCGAACATGGTGCGCGGGGGTTCCGGCCGTCTTAGAGACATACATTTGTCGCCGCTCATACAGCCATGATGATTAGCAATATTGACAGACTCTCTGGTTCCAGTTTGTAGTTCCCAAAGTGTTTTGTCAGACGCTCTTTCATTCTGAGAAATGATTAACTCGTAGTGAGAACCAACCATGGCAACTTCAAAGCAAGGTCCATCAGAACCAAACTTCTCAATCAATATGGGGATCCTGATGCAGTGATTGTCAAACGAGTAGACAATCATTTGGAAATGATGAGTTTTTGCAAACTCATCGACCAATATGTCCTTGTGCAGCATGCTGATGATTGGGTTGACGCCGCCATGAGGGCTGAAGAAACTCACCTTGTGCTTTGCCTCTTCCAACTTGAAGTACTCTGTGAGAAAGGCGATTGACGGGATGCGTCGACCACTTCCAGCTCTGTTGTAGATTATCGACAAAATGCTGCGGATGGTGATGAAGAAGCAGGCGTCTTCGTGCTTGATGGTAACACCATGAATATTTTCGACAAAGGTGCCATCATTGCCGAGACACATGAAGTCGGTGTAGCATGTTGAATCCATTGTGGCAGATCAGATGGTGAACGGGCAAGGGAAAGGGGAGAAAATTTACATCATCAGACGTAAAAGCGATGATAGATAGCTTTTTCAATGGACATTACAAAGAATGTAGATTTTCAATTTTTTTATTTATAATTTGGTCTCTTCGACCAAATTATAAATAAAAAAAGTTGAAAAAAAAATTACATACTTAAGTACATCATATTATATTTTATTATTAAATGTCTGAACGGATTTGTATAAGCTATACGTTAGACGATTTCATGAAATATCAGGATGTCAATAATGTATTACATTCAAACCTAACATCATTTTGTGAAAAGTTTGGCGGTGATGTGATTGTAAGAGAGTCTTTGTTAAAACAAACAAATACAATAATTACAACTTTTTTAAATGGAAAGAATCCCAATGATATTGTATTTAAAAATATTCTTGTGGAATGTCTAAATAAGATCAGCGTCAAAACTTATGAACAAAGCATTGAAACATTAAAAAGACTACATTATTCTAAACTGGAACATTTTGAAACATTGTCATTGGAATTATTAAATAGGGCAATGAATGACACAATGGCAGTAAAAGATATGGATACAAATGATGCATACACCTTATCGGAAATATATGCAGATATTGTAACAGAATTCAAGGGACTGTTTATTAAAAATGAAAAGGGAGAACAAATTACATTGTCAAATGTAATAATGAGAATATGCAGAAAATATTTTGATGATTTTATCAATCCCGTCAAACTCTTAGACAAAAATAATCAATATCGTGTTGATAATTTTAAGGGATTTATGAACTTTATTGGACTATTGTTTAATAGAAACATAATTGGACAATATGCAATAAGTTCATGTTTGAATCAATTGAAGGACTTAATTTTTAATGAAAAATGGGGAACAGATGAAGCAACAAATGTGTTTAATGGGTACATTAAATTAATAAAACAGGTTCTTGCAATTGCAGAAAAGAAATATATTGTAAAAACAAGTATAGAAAAAGAGTTTTATGATAGTATTAGAAAAATTCATTCTGATCTAAAAGTCAAAAATGCAAAAACAAATAAATTAGGAAGATTCATGATGTTAACACATACTGATCTAGAAAATCGCCTAGATAAATTAGAAAAATTTGTCAAACCAAAGAACTAATTATACCTAAGTACAATTCATTATAATCATTTCTTAAGATACATGTACTGTTGTCTTCAATAGATATGTTCTTCTGAGTAATTATTATTATTGTTTTTGTGTCAATATCAATTTCTTTAATTAAAGCATTGAATGTATTATTTTTTGAAAATATATAATATTTTTTATGAGACAATGACACTTTTGGAAAATATAATTCATTGACAATAATTTTAAATTTTTGACATGGTATTATTTTACACTCTTCTGACACAATAATACAATTTTTATTTATGGGTATTTTGTTGTTAGAAGTCATTGATGATAAATGTAATGCACCACTTTCACCAGCATAAATTTTTTCTGAAGATATCTCTTTTTTATGAATTGATTTTACAATAACATCTTTTGATTTTGAATTGCCGATCAGTCTCATGTGATCATTCATTTCTAATGTTCCTGAATTCATAATTCCTGTCACAACAACACCAGTGTCTGTTATGTCAAAGGTTTCTAATATGGTAAACATGTTATATGGTTTACTTTCAAGTTCTCTTTTTTTAACATTCTTCAGTAATTCAAAAATATCATCAATTCCTTCATCTGTTATATTTGAAAACACAACAACTTGTGTAATCTCATATATTTTTTTAACTTCGTTTATGATTTCTTCAATAAGTTCATCTTCGATTGTGTCCTTTTTTGATAACAGTACTGTGTATGGTATATTTAATATTTTTGCATATGTAATATAAAATTTAGTCAGTTCATAATCTTTTCCAATATATGATGCATCTATGACAACAAATATATGATCTGGATTAGTTGCAGAAAGACCATATAATGTAGTTTTGATATATTTTATATTTCCTGGGGTGTCAAAAATATTTATAATCACATCAGACGTTTTTGCAACATCTTCCCAATTCATTCCCATTCCTTGACCATAGTTAACAACATGTCCATCATTAATACCAATAATTTCTTTTTTTAAATAGGATGTGTGTCCAGAGATTTTTTCATGTTCATGTCTAAAAATTAAATTCCGTGCTCTTCCCTCTCCATTATCTGTTGTGCTGTATGATAAATTACTGATTAAAGTTGTTTTGCCAGATGACCATTGTCCAAGGAACAACACATATATCTCTTTCATTTTTTTGTCAATGGGTTTTTTCTTTACATGGGCATAATAAATATTTGAAGTATCATAAGTATGATAACGTTCATTAAAAATAATACATCCAGCACTTTCAACAATTTTATCAAAAACTAATTTTGTTTCCTTTAGATCGGCCTCTGTCAGGCATCCCATTGTTCCATCATCAAAAACACCAAGAACATAGTGTGCTTCATATTTATCAGTATATTCTTTCCCCTGATTCAATCGCCATTTCATTTGAGAAACTAACTTCTTGTGCCCTGTTCCATCTTTGCTGTCTAATCTTAATTTATATTCTATATTTCCATCATCATCCTCTGGCTTCAGTTTGTTGTCAGATTCAAATAATTTTGATAGCATCATTTTGACATATTGAGTTATATGTATTAGAATAATGAATTTAATATATTGGAAAATCAATTTTTTTATTTATAATTTGGTGGAATGCAATGTCATAAATAAAAAAATTGTAAAAATCCTATGCGGATTTTTATCATTTTTATTCAATGTATATTTTCTTTGAAAATATACATTGAATAAAAATTGAATATCTTATTTTCTATATATCTCTTAAGATAAAAGTATATTATTCTAATACTTTTGTCTTTTAGCGTTTGTTAGGTAGTTAATAGGTAGTTTTAATAGGTAGTTTGTTGAAATGGGGATCCAAGGTTTTTATTCCATGTTTCAACATTTGCAAAAAACTGTTGGGTTAGACAGTTTGAATGGAAAATGGCTGATCATTGATGGGAATTTTGTAATTTACAAATATGGGATTGGAATTAGAAAAATGCAGGCAATCAACAACAAAAGGCAAGCAGATGCAAAATTAAGTAATCATGTATTTACAGTTGTATATTTTTCACATATGTTGATGCAAAGAAACATCAAACCATTTTGGGTATTTGATGGGATAAATGTTAGTGATATGAAGACAAAAATAATAACCAAAAGAAATGACAGAATTACGACATCAAAAGAAAAATTAGAAGAAGTGGAAGGTGAAGATTATATTAAACATTATAAAAAGAGTTTGAAAATAACATCAGACATGTATAATGAATGCAAGCATGCACTTGATTTAATGGGAGTTGCACACATGTCTGCATTTGGAGAAGCAGATGCTGATTGCGCGATGCTTTCTGGTGTTAATAATGATATTTGTGGCGTGTATACAGAAGACAGCGATATATTAATGTTTGGCGGTGAATGTATATTTTCTGGTATTGATTTTGAAACAAACACCATAAAGTCAATAACAAAAAATGATACATTCACCTATCTAAAATATTTATCAGGAAATGTTTTGACTTATGAAAAATATTTAAAATTCATGATTATCATGGGCACAGATTATTGTGCTGGCATCAAAGGTATTTCCAAAAATGTATTGTTTAAATTTTACATCAATTGTAATATGGATACAAATGAAATGTTTGAAAAAATAAGGGAAAACAAAAACAAAATAACAATTGATGATACTGAATATAAATTGAATTACCAACGATCACTTCCAATGAAAATTGATGACATATACCAACTATATAGCAATGCAACACCAGAATTTGATGCTGTTGATATTCAAACATATTTAGACACCAAAAAAGAACCAGATATTGAAAGATTAAAATTATTTTTGACAAGATGTAATTTTGATAAACCATTTATTTTAAATATTATTAAAAATATCAGTGATGACAGAGTCGTATAATTTATTTATTTGCGTAAACACGTCTTTTTAATCTTATATATTGAATTTATATATATGAGTGATTATTATGAAATTTTGGGTGTTAAAAAAGATGCAACTTCTGCAGAAATAAAAAAAGCATATAATGAAATGGCCAAAAAATGGCATCCAGACAAAAATTTAAAAAATAAAGTAGAAGCAGAAAAACAATTTAAAAATGTATGTAAGGCATATGAAATATTATCAGATCCCCAAAAAAGAAAAATATATGATAAAAAAAACAATGATGATGAAAATGATAGTGATGACAATGAATTTAATATGTATGACTTGATGAATGGAATAAATATTGTAAATGGGGCAAATGAAATACTGAATGAGGAGACACCTGATCTAGAAATGGGTCTAGAGGTTTCTTTAGAAGAAATGTATAATGGTGCAACAAAAAAAGTTAATGTTGACCGATATTGCATGTGTAAAAAATGTAATGCAACTGGATTAAAAGATCCCACAAAAGGCAAATGTAAAAAGTGCAGAGGAAGTGGTATAGAACCAATTGTGACACCTTTTGGGATAATAAAACACCCATGCGTACATTGTTATGGCATAGGTATAGATGAGAATGCGCCTAAGTGTCCATCTTGCAAAGGGAAAAAAGGAATATTAGAACATATTAATGTAAATGTCACAATACCGAAGGGTACATCTAATTATGACAAAATAACTATACAGGAAGAAGGTCACGAAATTCCTGTAGAAGAAAGAAAGGGAAGAAATAGGACAGATGTTGTTATTTTAATAACTGAAAAACCCCATTCAGATTTTAAAAGAGGACAATGGTTCAGACATTTTGATAAATTAAGAAAATATGATTTGTCATATGAAATGAGAATAACATTTGCTGAATCAGTATTTGGATTTACAAAAAATTTGACACATTTAGATGACAGAGAATTAGTTGTTTCAATGAACAAACAAATTAAAAATGGAGAGGTATATATAATTGAAAATGAAGGGATGCCATACAAACAAAATACAGCAAAGAAGGGACATTTAATAATAAAATTCATTGTTGAACCAATTCCAGATTTTAACGATGCAGACAAAAAGAAACTATGGAAATTATTGAGTAAAGATGATGAACCAATGCCGAAAATTAAAAAACCCACAAAAATGTTAACATTCAGTGAATATGAAAAAATTGTGTCAAAGGATGACGACGATGAAGATATTGGAAAAGGATTTGAAACAAGTTCAGAATCTGACTCAAGTGATAGTGATTTGAAAGCCTATAGAAGAAGAAAAATTTAAAAATTAAATTTTGTTTTATATAAGACATATAAAACAAATATTATTCATCTTCTTCAGTTTTTTTAGTTTTGTTTTTTTTCTTCTTATTTGAATTATTCTTATGCCACCATACTGCTAAACATATGAGTAGTAATACAACAGCAAGTATCAATGTCGATTTAGGAACAGACATGCCAAACAAAGTTATCATTGATACTGCAGTTGACTTTTTTGCAACATCGACTTCTTTACTTTCTTTACTTTCTTTGCTTTCTTCATTTTCTTTGTTCTCTTTTGTCTCAACAGGTTTTGGTGGTGGTTGTATTTTTTTAACTTCTCTTTGTTCTACTTTTATTTCTTTTTTGGATTCATCGTTGACTCTTGCATTCGTATCTTTAAAAGACACTTTTTTGGGCTGTAAAATTTGATTTTGCGATTGATTGACTTGTTGTTTAGGATTTTCTTCAAATTTGTCTTTTAGAACGACTTCTTCATTGACACGTTGTGACATTCTGGTTAAGTCTTCTACATTTATATCTTCGAAGTCGCTTATTTTTAAATCGGAATTGTCCATCTATATATTTCAAAAAAACAATATTTAGATGACTTAAAAACGAATTAAAACTTCTATTTATAGAAAAATGAAAAAATATACAATTGAACAAACTGAAACAACATATGAAATATTTTGTGGACAAAATGCACAGGAAAATTGGGATATAATAAGTGATAGTGAACAGAACGACATATGGTTTCATTTGGAAGACAATCCATCACCACATGTTGTGTTAAAAACTCAAGGCAAAAAAATGTGTAATATTGATAAGAAAATAATATATTATTGTGCATGTGTGTGTAAAGAGAACAGTAAATTTGCAAAAATGAATACAGTAAAAATGATATATACTGAAATTAAAAATGTCACAAAGGGGGAAGAGGTTGGGTCTGTTCACACAAAAAAGGTTAAAAAAATGAAAGTTTAAAAATATATGTGATATACCATAATATATTGTAAAAAATGGCTTGTATATGTTCGACAGAAGTGGATTATACACTTATTCCACAAAATGCTATTACAATATTCGAAAAAATATGTAATAAAGCAATTAAAAAAAAATACAGTAATATCATCAATTATGAACAATTAATAGATGTATATAATAAAAAAAATAGTTTCGAATATAAATTAAAACTTGATTTGCCATTGATGATTGGATTAAATGATTATGTATATGCATTATTATATTTCAATCAAATATTTGGTTGGATACCATCAATTTCTCCACCATATTATCTTCAAAAAAGGAAAAAATGGTTTAAAACAATATATTCTCATAATTTTCTTCTAAGTGAAGCACTCGAAGTGATTAGATTGAATATATCTGTTGATATTCAAAATTTGGTATCACATTGTACATTTTTAGATATTGATAAAATCAATTGTGACAATTTAACAATTCGACAAATTGGAATGATTTTAATGATAGGCAAACATGTAGATGTGACAGATGCAATCAATAAAATAATCAAAATGGAAAATGGATTACAAAAAGTCATAAATTATCCACACATTAATGATCCATTACTTCATTTAAATCATCTAGAAAAAATATACATGCTTCCAAATGAATATGTCGAAAAAATGTGGGAAACATTGAATTTAAATAAATCTACATTTGCACACCATACAAAGAGTACTAAAGATATTTACATATATAAATGTCCATTGCGATTCAAATCAACATTTCAACAATTGCAGATTATAAGCAACCTATTTTCTACGTATAGACATTCAAATAATATATTTTTTATTAATGAAAAAGGCGATAACGACAGCACAATTTTTATTGATCACCGAACTTTTGCACAACTAATTGATTATACAAATAAAAAATTTCATTATGTCAGTAAAAAAAATATTGCCATATATAAACTATTTGTTATACTAGATATAGATGTAATATTACGTCTAAGAGAAAGCAAATATTCTACATATGAATTTAATTATCCAAGGATTTTATATAAATCAAATAGTATTAGATTTATATGCCACTTTACATGTGAAACGACAATGACAGGAAATCCACCCAAAACAATAATTGTCAATTTTTCATTAAAAAACTTTACTAAGATCAATACAAATTATCTATCTAACATATTTTCGAAACATGGATTATCAGTACTTTTTAATAAACAAGATTTACATTAACAAATAGATAATTACTATTCGTAATTTTATCATTTTGGCAGGCTGAACATAAATAAAAAAATTGTGAAAAATGCTTGTCGCATTTTCAGTCTTTTTAATCATATGCATTTTCTATAGAAAACACATATGATTAAAAATTGTAAAATTACTATTCGTAATTTTATCATTTTTTTATTTATAATTCGGTCTTTAGACCGAATTATAAATAAAAAAATTGAAAGTATAAATATCCAGATCTCCATACTTCTATCTATTATTACTTATTCTATTCTCTATAGCAATTTTAAAAATGGAGTGTTTGTGTCCAACACAGGTGGATTATCAAATAATTCCACAGAAAGCAATTGATATATTTACTGAATTATGCAAAAATACCATCAAGAGAAAATATGGAGATATCGCAAATTATAAACAATTAATAGAAATATATAGCAAAAAAGACAGTTTTGAATACAAGCTAAATATAAATTTGCCAACACTTCTTGATCTTAATGATTATATATATGCTATTTTATATTTTAATCAATTGTTCAATTTCATTCCAAATATTTATCCACCATGTTATGTCCAAAAAAATTTTATTGGATGTCTAAAAAAACATAGATATAATTTTCCTTTGTCTGATTTTTTGACTATTGTCAGAATGAATGTTAATGTCAATCTAATGGCTTTGTTAACTCATTGTACAACATTAGATTATGATAACATCAAATATGATAATTTAACAAACGATGAGGTTTATCATCTGTTATCTACAATCTTCCATACAAACTCACTTGCCGTATTTTTTAAAATATTAAAAAGCGAAAATGGCACAGATAAAATTATGAGATTCGATGACAAAAATATAAATAACATGATTGTAAAAAAGATGAATATAAAAAATATTAATGATCTGCCATTAGTTGTTATTAAAAAAATATTAGATAATAATTACAAATATTTTCCAAATATCAATACATATATATATTCCATAATTAGATATCTTTCTCAATTCAATGACGAAAATTGTGACGATGTAAATAATATTTTTAGTATTCGTGACTTTTTTAAGACAAATTATATGGATATAAAAAAACACAACATAAAAATATTGCATATGGCATTTTTGGTGAATTTAGATATTTTCATAATAAATGGACTGTTGATTTACGTTACACATTGCCAGCAGTAGTATTGTATGTTGTTGATTATACTTTATTAAAGACTTGTTTAAATAATATTCTTCTAGAAATAGTCAATTATTCTAGAAAAAAATTTCATTTTGTTAAAGGGAACAATGTTGCTATATATAAACTCAATATTGATTTTGATCTAAGACTATTTGTGGTTATGAGTGATTATAATAAAACAACATACGAAGTTGATTTTTACAATGTATATATGATTTTTAAATTTACATTAGATAATGTTTTAGAAGGAAAAGTTAATAACACCATTAGCCATTGGAAATATGTTAACAATATTGAAAATAATACTATGGGAAATGTCAAAACTTTTCTTAAGGGAAAGGGATTTGTTGCAATTGATTAACAATTATCTTTTAATAATTTCAGTAATACATCACCGTGGCACTTGTTTGGTTTACATCATATTCCAAAAATATATTTTTTGGAATATGAATGGTAAAATGCATATATTGTTATTTAACAATATATGCATTTGCCTCCAACAGCCTAACGTTTTCCCTTTTAATTCATTTATATCATCTATCAATCCACTTTCTTTAACATGTTTTTCATATAGTTTTAATGATTCATCCAATGTGTATTTGCTTAATGGAAATGGATTTTGCCATTTTGATGCTGTTGCCCCCACATATACGCATGCCCTTCCTATGTACAAATTATTTTTCTTTTTTTGCCATTCTTTAAAAGAATCATACCCTTGTTCTTTTAGACAACTCTTTTTAACATTTACAACATTCATATATTTATACTTTTTTTATATTCCTAAGTAAATAAAATTTGAAATTTCAATTTTAAGTTTATCATATCATAATGGAAATATCAAAAATGGATTGCCTATGTCCAACACAGGTGGAATATCAATTGATTCCACAAAAAGCACAATGGATATTTAAAAATATATGTGAAAAGGCATTAATGAATAAATATGTAAATTGTAAAAATTTAAATTATGAACAACTCAAAACAATAGCTGAAACAAAAGATTCTTTTGATTACAAATTAAATTATGACATACCAACAATCATTGAGTTAAATGATTATGTATATGCTATTTTGTATTTCAATCAAAAATTTAATTTTATTCCAAAAATGTCTCCCAGTTGTTTTGAACGTAAAAAAATTTTAGGATATTATTACAATCGAAAAAATGGTCATTATTTTAGTCTTGCAGATTTTGTAAAATTATTGGAACTAAAATTAAATATTGACTATAAAAATTTATTGTCGCATGTGACAGATCTTAATTTTGAAACGACAAATTTCGACAATATAACTAGTGATCAAACATATTTGTTTGCTAATTTGGCAAATATTTGTAACTATTATAAATTTATTATTAAATTGCACGAAACAAAACAATTGTATAAAATATTAATTGATGATATTGCAATGTATGCTAAAATACAAAATCTAAATGAATACTACAAATGTTTACCATCAGAAATGTTGAAATACTTTGGATCACATATTTGTGTCAGTAACAGTAAAAATGTTTCAATGAAGCCAATTACATATATAAATTGTATTTTTGCTTATTTGAAAACAGTCAATTTACAAGATATCAATGATAATTTTATAAACAAATGTAATTTCGAAAAAGTTTGCCATGATTTACGTGATTCACATGTTGATATTATTAAAAATGTATCTCTTACAGAAGTTTATAAATTTTTAACATTGTGTAATAAAACAGGTAATTTGATAACTAATTTTAAAATTGATGAGCATCATATTACAAAAAAGAAATATCGTCATATAGACAATTTCAATAATTGTGGAATTTATAAATTAAATATATCATTTGATTTGGAAATAGGATTACGAAAAACTAGTCATCAAAAATATTATGTAATGTGTGATAGTGATAAAGTATATTTTGAATTTACATTAACAGATGTATTGGTTGGACAACCCAAAAATAATTTTGTTATTAAAGTTAATGGATATTATCATTATTTCGATGACCATTATTATACATATTATATACAAGATGGACATATAAATGAAAACAGAATTAAATTTGAAAAATTCTTTAAGAAACACAAAATTACAATTGTTGAATAAAATTTGAAATTTCAATTATATAACATTTAAATAAATAGTAATTAAACAATTATTATGGATTTAGATACAGTACCATGGGTTGATAAATATAGACCAAGAAGATTAAACCAAATTATAGAACAAACAGAAGTCGTCAAGATTTTAAAAGAGTCAATGAAATCAAATAATCTACCACATCTTCTATTGTATGGATCCCCTGGATCTGGAAAAACGTCAACGGTATTAGCACTTGCATATGAGTTGTATGGGGCAAAGTTTATTGACGAAAGAGTGATCGAATTGAATGCTTCAGATGACAGAGGTATTAATGTTGTAAGAGAAAAGATCATTACATTTTCAAAAACATGTGTTGGTAACAGCGATCCTAAATTTCCCAGTCCACCATACAAATTAGTTATTCTCGATGAAAGTGATCTCATGACAGAGGAATGTCAAATGGCAATGCGACAAGTCATTGAAACATATTCACATATAACTCGCTTTTGTTTTATATGTAATTATATCGATAAGATCAGTGAACCAATTGCATCAAGATGTATTAAATTGAGATTTAAACCATTAACAAAAGATTTTCTTGCCCCGAAATTGGCAGATATTGCAAAAAAAGAACATGTATTGATTACAGATGATGCTATTAATGCAATTGTAAAAACATGCGAAGGAGATGCCAGAAGAGCTATTATGTTGTTGCAATATGCCAGTTATATGAATAATAAAAAGAAAGAAATAACAGCAAAACATATAAATTACATCAGTGGAGATATTGAAGATAAAGATATCGATGATATATGGGACAAATGTACAAAGGAAAATATTCAAGGAATTCACAGTCTGACAATGGATATAATTAGACATGCATATCCAATTGCTGGTTTGTTAGAAAAGCTAAGAGTAAAAATAAAGGACTCTAAATTGAGCGAAATAAAAAAAAGTTTAATAACAATACAATTGGGAAAAACGGAAGTAAAATTATTGACAAATGGAAATGAATATATTCAACTTCTAAACTTTTTAATACAGACAAATAATATAATTAAAAGTAAATGAACATAAATAAAAAATTGTGGAATCACTCGATCGTTATTCCATCATTTTTATTTATATGAGTATTTTCTTTAAAAATACTCATATAAATAAAAATTGAAAAATTTAAAGAATGCAACATAAGAGAAATTCAATATAATTAAAAATGGTTTTTGTAATTGGCATTACTGGCAAAAAAGGACATGGCAAAGATACAGTTGGCAAAATTTTAAATAAATATGGCTATAAAAGAATTGCATTTGCAGATCCATTAAAAGAAGCATGCAGATGTATTTTTGGTTTTACTGATGAACAGTTATATGGCGATGAAAAAGAAAAAACAGATCCATTTTGGAATGTAACTCCAAGACATATTTTACAGTATGTTGGTACAGACTTGTTCAGGGATCAATTAGGATTTGTTGTTCCTGATTTAGGTAAGGACATATGGATTAAATCAGCAGAGAAACATATTGAGTCATCTGGCTTTGATAAAATTGTTATTACTGATGTGAGATTTCAAAATGAAGTTGATATGATTTTAAAGAAAGGAGGATATGTTGTTAGAGTTACAAGACCATCAATAAAATCAGGAGACACTCATGTTTCGGAAACACATATTGATGATTTAGTTGTCAATAATGACATTTTAAATGATGGAACAATTGAAGATCTAGAACAAAAGGTAAAGGATATTTTAATTAGTTTAGCATGTTGACAAAATTATAAATAAAAAATTGAAAAAACACTATGTCGTATTTCTTATTGATGGCAAGCATCAATAAAAAACAAGACAAGCGTGTTTTTATAATTTTTTATTTTCATTTATGTGTCTTGCGACACATAAATGAAAATAAAAAATTGAAAAATCAATTGCAAATATCACATTTATTATCACATAAGTAATAATAAATATGAATATCAATTGTGGAGGTGTAAAACTTGATCTATCAAATGACATTAATGGGAATATGTATTTAAAATACAATGACTCTCTATTTTTGACATATGTTGACAATGAAAATTTGACATTTATAAATGTCAAAAAGGATGCATGTGATGAAGCACAAGAAATAAAATACAGAAAGATTGTAAATATATCAAACTCGATAAAGTTAAAATCAAAGGCAATAGAGGAATTTACGAAGGAAACAAATGATGAAGAAATGTCAGATGATGAAATTGATCCAGAAAATCAGGATATCATAAGAAACAATGTTTATTTCCCAGAAGATAAATATTATGAGATTGAGTATTCAGATCCTGATGAAGATGATGAACCATATTTTTCTTTTTTTGGAACTTCAAATAATGCTGATGTAACACTAGATGAAGCGTGCTATGACACCATTATTATGAATGGAAATATGACTTCAAATATGGTCATATTCCGTTCAAAATTAATGAATGGTTGTCAAGCATATAGAATTTGTTTTTACACTGATGGTTTTGTAAGATTGAATTTGATTGGTTCAAAACTAAGAACATTCAAATTAGTATTTGATGACATCACTAAAGAACCAAGATGTGAATTTTTGGATGAGGAAAGAGTATCATCAAATTATTAGTTATTTCGTTAAATTGTATAAACAAATATCATTATAATAATTATGCCTAGAAAAATTCCAAAGATTAAAAAAACTTTAAAATCTGAACCTAAAAAAGATACAGATGTTGTTGAAAAAAAGAATGATGTTAAAGAAGAAAAACATGATCCGAATGAAAAGTTTTATAAAGCAAATCATAAATTTTGGAAAAACAAACCTGTTGTTGATTTTAAAGAATACATTAGACAGTCTGAAGAAATAGAAGATTTGTCTAAAAGAGAAATATACAGTCAAGATACCCCTCTTAAATTACCATTGGGTTTCAGATGGGATTTAAATAGTGATTTAAATGATGTGACTGAATTCCTAAAAAATAATTATTTGGTTGACAAAACAGAAAAATTCAGATTGAATTATACAAGTGAATTTTTAAGATGGAGTTTGTATGATGGTTTTATATTAACATTAAAAAAAGAAGATGATATTTGTGGATGTATCGGAGTCAACTATAAAAATGTAATAATATATAATAAAAAAGTAAAAATGGCAGAAGCAACTTATTTATGCACTGATGTTAAGTTAAGAAGCAAAAATATGGCAAGTGTATTAATTGATGAAGCTGTTCGTATAGCATGTCATAATGGTGTTTCAAATGGGTGTTTTACGACAGAAAGAAAAGTTCCTTCACCAATAACAAAATTAAAATATTATCACAGACCTATTAATTTTGAAAAGTTAAATGATGCAGAATTTATAAATAAAACTTTTGTAGACGTTGACAAAAAAATAGATTATTTTAGTGTAAAGGAAAAAAGTTACTTGGAAGATGCAACATTAGAAGATATTGACAAAATATATGACATATATCTAGAAAATTTAAAACAATTTACAATTACAGCAGAATATACAAAAGAACAACTACAACATTATTTATTTAGTGATTTTTCAAAGACATATGTTTATAAAATTGATGGACAAATTGTTGATTTTGGCTCATTTTATAATTTAGACTATATATACAAAAAAGAAATAACAGAAGATGAAAAACTTGTCACTGTGGAAGACAATATAAAAACATCATATTTGTTATTATCAACATCACAAAACATTTTGACAGAGGCAATGTTAAAAGAATTAATAATAAAATCATCAGAAAACAACAGTGATGTGTTTAATCTTCTTGATATGATGGACATTGGGAATGCAATATGTGCTCCTGAATTTGATATTGATGATTATGATAAAATTTATGGATCTCTAAAATTCATGAGGGGAAATGCGCATGTGTATTTCTACTTGTTTAATTGGAAATGTCAGCCAATACTGCCAAATCAGATATGTTGGAATGTATTTTAATAAGATTTGTAATTAACAATCTTATACCAATTTCCTTTTTCATGAGTTATTTTTTTAATATTGTAACCAATGCTTTTTAACATTGTAGACAAGAATTTAATCATTTGTGTAGTTGTAATTTTGTCTGGAATCATTGGTTCATCTTCACTTTCACTTCCGCTATCACTTTTTGTTTCTGCTGTTTTCTTTTTTGATTTAGCATTAAAGTCATAATTAATTTTAAATTCTTCTGTTATTTCGTCATAATATTTTTTGACTAATTTTGAATTTTCTCTTGGAGAAGGCAATTTATTTTCCCATACATAATTTACTCTTAACAATGCATCAAATTTGCCTTTTGTCCATTCATTAATGAATTTTTTAATTAGTTCAATTCTGTCTTTTTTTAAACTATATTCATATATCTGCATCTTCTGTATAAACAGATGCACAGGTTCATCATCTTTGAAAACAGGTTTTTGCATTTGATATAGTTGTATGAAAATATAGTTGTTTAAACCATTTTAAGATCAATTTTTTTATTTATAACTTTAGCGAAAGCTAAAGTTATAAATAAAAAAATGATAAAATTCCCGCTAGGGATATTTTACAATTTTTTTATTTAAGATGATATCTAAAAAGCCTTACTACAATTTTTCACACATGATTATTTAACCGATTTTTATTTTATTATTATTTTTTATAAGTATGTCATTAGAAAAATCATCAAATGACAATCGGAATTATGAATATTATGTGTTAGACAACATGTTAAAAGTATTGTTAATAAGTGATGACAAAATGCTCGACGGGTCTTGTGTATTAACTGTTGGCGTCGGATCAGCACAGGAAAAAGTTAATGGATTAGCACATTTTTTAGAACATATGTTATTTATGGGTAGTGAAAAATATCCAGATGAATCATATTTTATGAATTACATTAGTAAAAATGGGGGAATGACAAATGCATTTACAGCAAACACACAAACAACATATTTTTTTACAATTAAAATGGATAAACTTATTGAAGCAATGGATATATTGGCACAGTTTTTCATAAGTCCATTATTAAAACAAAATTCAGTTAACAGAGAAATGAAAGCAGTAAATGCGGAACATTCAAAAAATTTATCAAATGACCAAAGAATATTGTATGAATTACAAAAGAAAATATATGTAAAAAACCATCCCTATAAACATTTTAGCACAGGTACATATGAAACACTCAATTTGCCAAATATATATGATGAACTAAGAAAATTTCATAAAAAATATTATGCATCACAACTAATGAATTTAGTGATAGGAATAAATAACACAATAAAAATAGATGAGTTAAAAAAAATAATTGCTGATACTTTTGGAAAAATTGCAAAAAATGACACTGTTGTGGTTCATAAATATGGACCAATTGTAGAAAGCAAAAAAATAGTAAGATGTGTTCCAGATAATAATATAAATACAATATCACTTCTGTTTAATATTGCATCTGTTGATTATAAAAATCATAAAGATATTTCCTTTGTTTTATTACATATTTTGAGTCATGAAGGAAAAAACAGTTTTTTTGATGCTTACAAAGATAATGGATGGATATTTAGTATATTAGGTGAAATTAATGAACAATCTGATGATTATTCTGTTGTAAGAATACATATTAAATTATCTGATGAGGGATTTAAAAATAGGAAAGATATTATTAAAAATATAATAGAATATGTTAAAGTGATGAAACAGTCTTGTAGAACAGAAGAATTCAAAAAATTATATGATGAAAGAGTACAGATGTACAAAAATAATTTTGAATTATGGTCTGTCCCAGACATTTCTGATTTTTCAATAGCAATGTCTTCTAAATTATTAACAGATGTTGACCCACGAGAATTAATATCATTTCCAACAAAATTCACATCATATGAAAATATTATTGATGATTTAGAAAAAGTATTGATTGATTTGGCAAATGAAAATTTGTCTTTAGTAATGTGTTCAAAATATTATGAAGACAAATATGACAAAGTATTGAAAAAACATAAATATTATAAAACAAGATATATGATTGAACAATTTGAGAAATTTGGATCAAAAAATAATAACAATATAACTTTTCAGTTACCTGATTATAACAAATATGTTGCGACAAATTATAAATTAATAAACGATGTAACAATGAGCACACCATTAAAATTAGGAGACAACATATATTATATATTTAACTCGTCGTTCAAAATGCCTTTGGCAACAATAATGTTGACTTTTACTTTTCCATATGACATGCTGACAGAAGAGAAGTTTGCGGCAATGCATTTATTACACACTGCGATAATGCATGATTACAATGCAGAAATGTATTTGATTAGCACATCAGACAATCATGTCATGGGTGGTTATGACAGAAATAAATTTACAATTCACATAAGTGGATTTAATGATAAATTAAATGAACTTGCTGATTTTGCAATTAAAATGTTTAATCATATTCCCACCGAAAAAGCTCTCACGAGTTCAAAATTAAAAATTAAAGATATGATAGAAGAATTTAAAACATGTGAATTACTTTTGAGAATGCCTACATACATTGATAAAATGCTGTTAAAAAATGCTTATACGCCTATCGACATTGAAGATCAAATAGATAAATTGACAATTGATAGATGTATTAACATACAAAATGAATTATTATCAAAAGTAGAAAGATTAGTATATGTCTCAGGAAATGTAACAGTGGATTATGCAAATTCTATTATAAAAAAAATAACAGATGGAATAAAATACAACGAATACAAATTGACTGACACAGATAGAGATGATTTAATAAAGTATGACACATGTGAAATAAATGTTGTTAAAAATATAAACAAGACAACACCTGATTCATTTGTTGGATATTGCATTTATTTGTTTAGTTATATAATGAAAGATGAATGGTGGAATTATATGATTTTTCAATTGATTGCATATTACATTTTAGAAAATCCATTTTTTGATTCATTAAGAACAAAACAACAATTGGGATATATTGTGAGATTAATGCCTATAAACAAAGGTGATACATATTATAATAATATGTATTTACAATTCTTTGTTCAGTCAAATAATAAGATCTCTTTTATCCAAGATAGAATTGATGAATTTATTGATAATTATTCAGTCAAAGTGTTAAAAATGACTGATGATGAATTTGAAAATTACAAAATAGCATTGATAGAAAAATATAAAAAACCTTTCCAGACTTTAGAAGAATTCTCTAATCACTATTATTCTTGCATTGTTGATAAATCATTTGCATATGACTTTAAAGAAGTTATGATAAAACAAATACCTTTGTTCACAAAAGACAGATTTTTAGAGATGTATAAAAAATATATAATGAAGAGGAAAACATTTATATGTTGCATAGAAAATTAATATCTCATTCAAAAATATATAATTATGAACGCAGCCATAATTGCACCTATTGCAGTAATATATCCATATTTTCAGTCAAAAGCATATGATTATATCCATGATGATGAATACAAAGAGGTCTATATGAGCAGCTATGAAAAATGCAAAGGTATTAATAGAGATGATGGTTATGATAAATGTATTAAGGATCATGAAGATAAAGTACAAAAATATTATAATAAAAAAGATACAATGCTAATATTAATTTCAGCATTGTCAATTTTACTATTTACATATATGGTATATAGAGATCCATCAACACTAAATGGTGCAACTGGTATGAATATTGGTTCAATGGTGATGATTATCTTTATTATAATTAAAAATTGGTTTGTCATGAAAGACTACCTAAGATTGTTTGTATTGGGAATTGCTTTGGCAATCTTATTTTATGCAAGTATAAAAGTCATGCAAAATAAAAAAATTTGAAATTTAAACTTTATGCTAATTCAACTTTATAATATTGTTAAAATATATTATAAATGGCGTCATTTCTTGATATGAATGAAGACTCAGTTAAGATGTTTGAATCTGGTGGTTCATCATTCTTAGAAAAACCGGAAGCAGAAAAAAATGATAATACTGATGACGATGATGTTATGACTGAACTCAATGAAGTATTGTCAAAAGAATCACCAACAGAAATTAAGAATGCTTTGTCAAAAATGCCACCACAGGACTTACTAAACTTATATCAAATGCTTCAACAAATGCAAAGTGCCCCAAATCCCAATAAAAAAGTATATAGTTCTGATCCAAGAGAGAGATTAAGACAAAAAAGATTGGAAAAATTAAGTGAAAGAACAAGTAAGTATGCTAAAAATGTAAAACAAAAGAGGGATGATGATAAAAAGGAACAAGAAAGAAAAAAGAAAGAAAAAGAAGAACAAGATAAAAAAGAAGCAGAAGAAAAGAATAAAATACAAGAAGATGAAATTGATGAAGAACTATGAAAATAGTTAAAGTAAAATTTATTTAGTTATAATAAGATGGAAGAAATATATATTACTTTTAAACATATATTATCAGGGTGCAGAACCTATCTCGATGCATTTTATTTTGCGAATATATTCACAACTTTATATCCTGATTCATCTGAATTAATTTCTGGAATGATAAATGGCAAGACCTATGAAACAATTATAGACATGAGAAACATGAAGAATATGTTAGAATTTTCAAATACATCTGAATGGAAAGAAGATATACATGAAGAAATTGATAAATTATTGAAAGGAGGGGCTGACAATACACAACACAGAACATTTTCTAGGATTTTGAGATATAAACCATCAAAACCAAACAATGCAAATGTTTTCAAAATACATAGTGATATAATTGCATTGAATTCAATAAAAGTAACTAAACAATGTCCCCATTGTGGAAAAGATCATTGTGATTTTGAGGATGCCGATTATGTCATTTGTGGTTATAGTGATCCAAAGTTAGGTTATGATTGGATTGGATGTCAAAAAGACTGGTGTTTTAGATGTGGAAAAAAATTTTGTAAGTCATGGAACGATGATCAATTATTTATAGAATCAAATAGGACACATGATGGTGTATGTTGTGAGAAGCATGCAAAAAACAATAATTTTAATTATCCGGATGACTATTGTCAATGTATTAATTTAAATATCAATAGACATAATTTTATAATATGAGTAAAAAAGCATATTATAATTTATCAATACTAATTAATGAATTATAAAGATTTTAGAGATTTTACCGATGATGAATGGCAAGATTACAGCAATGACCTATATGATTATGTATATGAACACTATGACGATTTTCAAACATGTGATATTCATGAACACATAAATGAAAACTCAAATATATATAGGAAAGCATGTGAAATGCATCCAGACCATGATGAAAAGCAGCGCAGATCATTGTGTATCGCTTTTACAATAATTACTTATCTAAAGTTTTCTTTATGATATATCAAACATATGTATCCTACGTATATTTGATATGTCACCATATCAAATATATGTTTCACGTATATTTAATATATTCACATATATTAAACATATGTATCCTACGTATTTTTAATATTATTATAATGTCAGTATAATAATATTATGACAAAGAAGTACAAAGATTGTTTTCCAGTTTTCAGACTTAAGCCGATAAATAAGAAAAATGAATGTGTCATTAAACATGTTGGATATGTTGATAAGTCGCAAAAATTATTGGATGAATTAATGGAAATCGAAACGCCAGAAAGAATGAGTGATTTATATGGAAAAAATGTGTTTTATGTTGGAAATATAAATGAATATGATATTTTTGCACGTGTATACAAATGTAATATCATAGGTAATTATTTAGTAGATAATGCAAAAATCCCAATCTACTGTTTAGAATTTGATTATGTCAAACAAATTGTTAGAGGTAAATTATTTAGTTTGAATTTTATTTTTGAATTCAGCGAAGAATGTAAAAAAACCTTCACAAAAGCATCCCAATACAAAAATGCAACGGCCTATGGAAGTTTCAAAATAGAAATAGATATTGACAAAGAATTTATAGATTCATTTGACACTTTTTTAAAGAACACAAGGGAAAAACAATTAAAAAAATATGTTGCAGAAATAATGTTAAAAGGAAAGACCTTAGAAACATTGACTGGAGAGGAACTTGTTGCTTTAGAAACAGAATTAGATAAAAAAGAAAATTTTTATAAGGAATTAGTGAATGGCATTACGATCGGCATTTTTTCAAATGAAAAAAGTGTAATAAAAAATTATTTTGAAAACATCTACAAATCACCTCTTTTGACTGAATTTCTTACGGAAACTTTGTATGCCAGAGAAAAATCAAGAAGAAAGCAAATGAATGCAACAGACACATATTATGAATCAGCATTGAAACATAAAAAACTATATGAACAAAATAAACTTACTTAGATAATTTCAACTCGTCTATAAAAGGTTTTAAAAATATTAGAATATAATATGTTTTACACTATATTGGCAAAAGTACCTGTTTTACAGAATGATAAGAGTCAAAATAAATTACTAAAAATTATTGTAATCGGATCAGTGTTTTATGTAATTCTTCATTATTTTCTATTCACAAAAGAAATCGAATTACTTACAAAATACAGACAATATATATACTATCTTATTGGAATTGACCTATTAACAGTTTTTAGTTTAGTTGCAATGAATAGTGACAAAAAAGATTCTGATGAAAGATGAAGATAATAATAATAATCATAAACAAAATATTGTCGATAAAGAAAAATTACAATATGAACAAATGTTGAGAAATCAAGAACTTGCACAGAGAAGACAAATGTTAGAGATGCAAAAGCGAGCAATTGAACAACAAATGAAACAAAAAGAAGCAGAAGAAAATAATAATGATTCTCCTTTTGTAAAAAGAAGTGAAAGAAACACAGACACATCTTCATCAGATAAAAAGTCATCAAAGAAATCATCAAAAAAATCGGAAAAAAAATCAGAAAAAGTGTCTGACAAGAAGAAAAAAAAGACAGAAGATACTGACATCCCTGTGTATAGATCAAAGAATAATTAATTTTGGACATATGGACTCCAATAAGTAGTGCGACCTTTCACAATTTTATCTTTCATAATCTTATTACCATTATTATCTTTTTCCCTTCCATAACACAAATATTTAAACACATCATTTGAAATATTAGTGTCACTCCTGTACATTCTAAATTTATTATTGATGATCATTTGATCATATTTATCTATAAAATTTTTATAATGTTCCATATAACTATTATTATTTCTGTAGAATGCCAATTTAAAAAGATATTTTATTTGATTTGTCAATTGAACAACATCATTATCAGACAATTCTGACATTTTTCTGTGTGGCGATATTTTACTTCTGTATAAAAGTTCACATACCATATAATTACCAATGCCACAGCCTAAAGACTTATTTTTTTCCTGATTCATTAAGAATTCGACAATTTTAACTTCTTTATTTTTTTCTCTTTTATTTATAAACTCATTTATTGATTGTGATATGTCATTGGTCGTATAATTGTCTTTTAACAAGTCTCTTGATAGTGAATTTATTTTTTTATCCAATACTTTTTTGTCATCTGTCATTGTTATTGAACCATAATTTATTTCATCATTTAAATACAAACAATATAATTTTCCTTTTTTTCTTATTGTAAATTTTGCTCTACTGTGATTTGTTTTACTAAAACTTAGATATCCGGTCAATCCAAATGTAAATAGGATATATGATTTTTCTAATGTCATATACAAAAATTTTCCTTTTGAATTTATGTCTAATATCTTTTGTGGAAGTGTTAAATCTAATTTATATTTGGTACATAGGCTGTCTATTTTTTCTAATTTTGTATTTTTGATCTTATAATACAAATAATCTCTCATCATTGCAACCTCACATCCCTCTGGCATTTATTATTATAATTATTATAACAATAAATTTACTTAAATCAAAATATTTTCAGTTTTTATTCTAAAATATTTTTATATGTGTCGTTTATATATTTTCTATTGTAGCGATAAGTTGATGTAAGTTCATCACCCAATTTGAATTTATGTTTTAATATAATATGACGTTTAATTTTTGATTCATTTAATGTAATATTTCTATTTGTTTCATTAATTGCATTTTCAATATATTTTCTTAATGGTTTGCTTTTAACACAATCATTCACTGATATTATTTTATCATCTATTTCTCTAATTTTTGCAACTGGTTTGTCTTTTTTATTTAATTTTGGAATAACCAATGCAGATAGATATTTGCTTTTATAGGGTATTATAATAACATATTCTATGATGTGATTTAAGTTTTTCAATAGCAATTCTTCGATCTTATGTGGTTCGACGGTTTTGCCATTAGACAACTGTATTAATTCATTCTTCCTTTCTTTTAAATATAGATATCCATTTGCATCTAAATAACCCAAATCGCCTGTTTTGTACCATCCTGATTTTAATATTTTCTTTTTACTGTTATGATAATTTTTAAATAAATTATTTCCTTTTATCATAATTTCATTATCTTTTGATATCATTATTTTCATTAATGGTCTCCCAACACTGTCATTCTGATGTTTGTTTGGCAAAGAAATCGATATGAATCCAGTAGCTTCATTCATTGAATAACAGTTGTATAACTCAATACCTATGCTTTGAAAATATGCTTTTGTATCTTGTGGCAAAAAATCACCATATGACATAAATAGTTTACAATTATTTAATCCTAATTCTTTTTTGATTTTAGAACTGCCAAACATTTTGACAATACCTTTAACATAATATTTTTCCAAATGTTTTTCTATGTCCAACTGTAACTTATTATAAATATGTGGAGTGGTTATATACAATGTTGGTTTAGACAATTTTATGGTGTCAAGCAAGTATCCCTTTAGAATTTTTGAATCTGCAAAATAGATGGTGCCAATAATGAATATAGGCAAATAAATATTTATTAATTGATTTGTCAAATTGTTGAGTGGCAAATGATTAATAAGTTTTTCTCCAAATTCTAATTCAAGATTTGCACCAATAAGAGAATTAACAAGACTTCCCAAACTCGATGTGATATTTTTATGTGTGACAGAAATACCCTTTTGTTTTTTATCTGATGTGTATACAATTGTAGCAATATTACTGGACTTCAGTTCATTATCTATACTTGTCCGTTCTTTCATAAAATTGCTTATTCCAAGAACAGGACATTTGAATTTTTCAATCAAATGCTTGTCAATTGGCGAATAATAGACGATAAGTTTTACATTTTGAATATTAATATTTGTCAAAACATTTAAATCTTCTACTAACAACATTTCTATTTGTGCATCATTAATAATATATTCAATGTTATGTGTTGCTAATATTGGAACTGATATACCTCCATTCATCATTGTTCCAAGATAACCATAATACCACCCTGGGGATGAATGGCCTATGATACCCACATTTATATTTTCACCAACCCAGAATTTAAGACTTTCTGCGAAATTCTTTACATTTTTATAATAATTTTTGTACGATATGTCATTTATTCCTTTCTCACCTTTTGTCTGTAACGCAATTCTGTTGCCATGTTTTTTTGAGTTGTGCTTTAATATGCTTATTATTGTCCCAGATGATTTCTGACATGTCTTTAAATTATTTTTTATTATATCAGTTATTCTATTTTCACTCTTATTTGACCCATTATAAACATAATATATACAAACTATTGTAATAACCATAATCACAATAACAAGTCTGTATGACAACATATATATATCGCGATATATTTATGCGAATAATATAACGAATAAATATTGTAACGAAGTTATATGAATAAAAAATTAAATGCACAATGTGTATGCAATAATCATCTTATGTATAATAACATGAAAGTAGTGATGTTAAAACCATGTGAACACATGATTCATTATGACTGTTATATTGCACAAGATACTAATAATTGTAAGATATGTGGAGAAACAATTAAAGGAATATATGCAAAAAATCCAGAAAATAACCAAAGAATGATTGACATATTATCAGTCACAGATTTTAGCAATGATACTAAGATAAATATCAATACACTATTAAAAAATTTATTTAACATATTGTATGTTTCTTTATCAGTCCCATTTATAAATAAGATAGAAGATGGTACAGACATCTGTAGAAAAATATTAAAGATGAACAATGTCAAATTAACAATAGAGGGGTATGAAAAAACAGAAGTAAAGGGTAAAAAGATTTATATTGCAAATCACTCAAGTCAAATTGATTGCATTTTGTTGTTTTACGTATTGCGTTGTGGATTTGTTTTGTCATCTTCATTAAAAGATATTATTTTTTTAAAACACATAACTGATACATTCAAATGTGTGTATGTTGAAAGAGGAAAGAAAAAAAATACAGTAAAAAAAATTAAAAAATATTTCGAAAAAAATGATTCACTATGCATGTTTCCAGAAGGCATGGTGTCGCATCCGTCAACATTAGTTAATTTTCGTACAGGAGCATTCAATGTTGGTGTTCCCATTATACCAATTGTAATAAAATATGATAATGCAATAATATCTAACAATTATTATGAATTATTTGCTAAAATGGCATCGGGAAACAATATTAATGTTGAAATGACATTTTTGGATATAGAATATCCACCATTTGACAAAAGTGATATAGAAAAAATAAGAACAAAGATTGCGAATAAAGGGGAATTTATGTTATCACGCGTTTCTAATATAGATATAAATGATTTCAAACAATAAAAGATATCTTTTAGTTATAATTATTATCATAACATTTATCATAATGATAAGTATATTGATTGAACATAATCTAAATAAAATATTATTTATTCCACCTGTATACCAGTACGATATAAATGTAATGATGAAATCAATTATGAATTGGATGTCGGGCAATTGTACAGAAATTAAATTGGGAGATACAAAATGTATCTTGTATAACACATCATCAAAACCATCATTGTATGATGGAAAAGACATAATCATATACTCATATGGTAATTCATGTGATGTGTTTGGAACACTTTGGTCAATGCAAAATAAAAGAAGTCAAATGTATAAATTATTTGAAGCTTTAGCAGATAGATATAATGTTTTGCTGTATGATTACAATGGCTATGGTATTAATAAAACTGATGACAAACCAACTGAAGAGAAGGTGACAAATACATTAAAAAACATGATATTAAATTTACATAAGAAAGGATTTAAAAATAACAACATCGTTTTGTTTGGATTTTCACTTGGATGTGGTGTAACAATGAATGTTATTTCAAAATTAAAAATGACTGATGTGAAAGGTGTTATTCTGTTGTCTGGATTTAGTAATCTATATGATATTGCAAGTGATTTTTGTGAGGAATATTGTTATTTAAAATTATTATTTAAATTAATCGGATGGAAAATCAAAGGAAAATTCGATAATTATTCAAATATTAAAAAATTAAATATGCATGATAAAATTTATTTATTACATAGTAGACTTGATGAAATAATTAGTTATGAACATGCTTTAAAATTATACTCAACAGGAAAATGTAAACTGCTAGATATAGATGGAACGCATAATGATCCAAAATATAATGATGATGCCATCTCGGCAATAGTCAAAATTTAATCTATTTACTTTTATTACTTATGAGTAATAAAAGTGACAAATCTAAATCTTCAAAATCATCTAAAAAATCGAAATCTCCTAAATCATCTCCTGACAACAAATCAGAAACAAAATTTTCAAATATAATGAAATATTTAAAAAATCAAGAATATGAAGAACTTGATATCGATTTAGTTGAATTCATCAATGACATTCCAAATAATGAATTTATTGGTGATTTTAAATATGATGAGCATAAGATAAAAGAAATAACAAAAGGCTATACAATGATTGGTTGCATCAGTATAAATACTGAATTGACACATTCCGATAAATTATTTGTATTTGCAAATAAAGAGACACATAAGTATTTATTTGGATTTGACAAAATGCCCGTAAGTTTGTGGTATGAAGTTAACACTTTGACTGAAGCAAAAAGTCTTATGAATTTGTATAACAATGGTAAATACAATGAAAAAGAAGATTTTGAAAATAGACTAAGAATATATATTGGAAACAAACATATGTTAAATATGGATTTTAATGGAATACAAAAATATTTGTTATTATCAGATTATTCAGAAAAGATATTATGGAATTATAATAAATTTGGAAAAAGAAGTGGGTTACATAAAATGTCAACATATGACGTTGTTGCAAATTTAACAAATTCTTTAGATGACACAATGACAGAGGTAAATGTCTATTCAAAATATTCAAAATCATTACTCAAATTCGAAACACACAACGGTCACTATATTGTCGACATATCTTTCAATTCTACAAAAAATAAGAGATTCATTGATGACAAATTTAAGTATAACAAATTACCATCTGACGTTATTGCTTTACTCAATCAATTTATTTTTATGGAATGGAGTGATATTATAAATATGCCTAATATAACAACAACACAAATTGACCTATGTATTTTATTGATAGATGATAATGAAAATTTAACAAAGTTCAGTCATACAATTGAAAAAATGATGTTTAATGTTGATGATGAATTAAAGACATACATATCAGAGGTAAGAAAAAAAATAAATATAGATCTAGATTTTGTCAGACTTGAAAAAGATGGATTATTCAAATCATTTGAAAATAGCATGGACATTCTTATTAAAACAATATATGAACAATGTGAGAACAATGATGATAATTATATTGGTTATTTATTGAGACATAAAATTGAATCTATGATTGGACAAAAATTGATATGATGAAATGTTAGACGTGTGTAATAAAAATAATTAGTTAAAATGGCAGATAATCTGCGATTGATTAGAGAAATATGTTCAAACTATGAAAATAATGATCTATATGTATATGGATCATTAAAAAATGGCGAGTACATTGCTATATATAAGAAATTTGATGAGACTGTCACAAATGAAAATGTGATTGAGATATATGATAAGAATTTTGCTGTCTTTGTTGCAGATCAATTATATGTTGTTGCTATTTACCATAAAATTGATCTATATCCAATGTCTGAAATTGAAGATAATATATTTTTCAAGGTTGGCGAAACTATTTATTCTGATATTCGATATTACAAAACATGTGACGCAGCATTTTGGAACAAGTTGGATATTTATCATAGTATGAATCTTAATGGAAAGTATGTTCAATATGATTCAATAGGTCAAATAACGGCGGAATCTGAAAATATAATAAATTCTAGATATGAAGGATTTTATAAAGAGTATAATAACGGCGTGTTAGTGCATCTTTCAAACTATGTTGATTCATTATTAGATGGCAAACAAACGCAATGGAAAAATGGTGTATTGCATACAGAAATAAATTATATAAATGGTTCTACAAATGGCGATTTTAAAGAATTTTATGAAAACGGTCAAATAAAATTAAAAATAGAATATAAAAATGGCGTATATCATGGATATTTTACTGAGTGGTATGATGATGGTTCTTTGAAATCAAAAAAACTTTATATAAATGATATTCTTGAGGGAGAAAGTATTGAGTGGTATAAAAATGGAAATATCAAAGTGAAATGTAATTATATATATAATAGATTGAATGGCAAATATAGATCTTATTACGAAAATGGAAATATACATATTGAAGCCTATTATGTTAATGGCAATTATGAAGGCGAATATTTGACACATGCTGAAAATGAAAATGAAAATGAAAATGAAAATGAAAATGAAAATGAAAATGAAAATGAAAATGAAAATGAAAATGAAAATGAAAATGAAAATGAAAATGAAAATGAAAATGAAAATGAAAATGAAAAT